TTATTTATAGTTATGAAAAAAAAGTTTCTTTATAAATGTGACTACCTTACTTTTCCGAAGAATAAAATACCCCACTACCCCAATAACTATTATTGTTATAATTATCCCCAATATATAACGCCACTTGTAAGGGTCTTCGGCGGTTTCTTCCGTAAGGTTTGTTTCTAATGAATTATCGGTAATAATTTCGTCTTCCTTTTCCGAAGCGTTTATTTCGTGGCTTTCGGTTACGCCTTTTTCTTCGCTGGAAGAATTTATAATAAAACCTTCTATACTTTTTATTGCCCCTTTATCAGGGGGCTTCTTATCCCTTTGTCGTGGCCCGGTATTAACGCTTCCTTTTTGCGCTTCTTCTTTGGCTTCCGGGCCTGGCCCTTCCAGTTGTTTTTCCGGCGGGTAGAATTCTACCTTAAAATACTTTACTTCCAATCCGGCCGTTTTAGTCGAATCTATAAGGGTATGAATTTCCACATCCGTAATTTCGTTTCGCCGTTCTTCGGTATTTTCCTTTTGCTTCGTATTGATTGTTAGCTTCTTGGGGGAAGAACAACCCAAGAAACCGAACAAACAAATAGTAAGTAATACTATAATAGCTTTTGCTTTCATGTGGTAAATTTTAAATCGTTTAGTCTGTTAAGCCAGCCGTTAATAAATCGCTTTTGCGAAGGGGTATTTTTCACAATTTTCCAAAGGAAGGCTTCGCGTTCGGCTTTAATCTTATCAAAGAAGGCGCGCGGATATTGGTTGTTTACGGCTGCCAAAGTAATAGGGCCTACTACCCCGTCGTCTTTTACGCCTAATACTCTTTGCGGTATTTTGATTCCGTGAACGCCGGAACCCCATACCCAATCTACCAGAATATTAGCTACGCTTTGGCTTTTAATGTGGTCGGCCTTCCATTTATCCCAATAATGCGGTTTTAATACCCGGTTTACTACGTCTTCTTTAGTAAGTAATTTAAGGTCGTCTACGTCTATATCCCCGTCGCCGTCCTTATCATAACCGACACTTCGCCAAGTACCAATAGTAACGCCCCTATTTGTAGACCCACCCCGGTCTGTCGGGTCGTTTACGTATCCGCCTTCCCATTTAAGAATGAAGGGAACTATTTTATTTACGTCTGCCATTGCTTTTTATGTTTTTAATTATACTTTATTTTTACTTTTCATTCCGTTTGCGCCATTAATTGCTTCCTATAATTATCTTCAAACCATTGAAGTTTCATTTTAACCGGACAATTAATAGGGCTATCAACGAAAGTACAAGCGTCCGCGCAAGCTATCGCGCCTTTCTTCTGATAGTACTTTATTTCTTGGATATTGTAATCGTATCGAAGTTGCTTAATTGTTACAGCCTGTTCTAAAACCTGTTTTTCAAGGCTATCTATCCGCTTTTCAAAATAACTAAATTCCTGTTGTGATGCTTCGGCCTCTTTTATCCGTTTGTTTGTTTTCAAGAAGACCCAAAAGCCAACAAAATTTAGAACTTCGGCCCCGATTAATATCCCTATCAGTTCAACTACTCCTATCATACGCCTTTATTTTCCGTCGAATTCCTGAATATCTGCCCTAACCATAGCCTTAACGGACAATACTTCCGATAAAAACTCTTTGTATTCCGTTTCGTCGGCCGGGTCTGTTGATAGCCCCAAAGCGAAAGCGTTGTACTTATTAATAAGGCTAAATTCTTCGGTTTCGGCCCGGCGGTCGCGAAGAACGGCCTTAACGCATTTTTCGTATTCCGGGGTTCCCCAAATTAGAACTGTATCGTATTCGTAGACGGTCTTTATTTCTCCTTTTTCGTTCTCTACTTCTACTTCTTTTATTTTGTGGTTGTAGTGCCAGCTACCGTTTCCCAAATCCAATAATTTAGGCGGCCTTACGTTTGAATTTGATTTCATAAATTGAATTTTTAGAAAGTTTACTAATTAAATTCTTACTATCGCAATACTTAGCCCAACCCCACCAAGGGCAAATACTTTGCTTAAACTCTTTTTCGGTTAAATTCTTTCGCTTCCGTAACTTCGCTATTCTTCGGCAAAATGTTTTCTTTATGCTTTTACGCATCCGTGTATGCGTATGGAAGAAAACAAAACCTACGAAGTCAATACCCCGCGAATCAACCGGGAATATTTGCCAATTTCTTTTAACCTCTAATTTCAAATCCCCGAAATATTCCCTAATGTCGCTTAACAAGCCATGTAGTAGGGTTTTGTCCGAAGAAAGTATTACTATGTCGTCCGCGTATCGGAAGTAGTACTTAACCCCTTTTACCTCTTTTATCCAATGGTCAAAATAGGCAAGGTAAAGGTTGGCAAAGTATTGACTTAAATAGTTGCCAATAGGTACGCCTTCCGCCGAATCTATAATTTCGTCAAGAAGCCATAGTAATTTTTTATCCTTTATTTTCCTACGAACTATTTCTTTTAAAACGTCGTGGTTAATAGAAGGGTAGAACTTGCGAACGTCGAGTTTTAGGCAATACTTTGTACCTTGCGGGTCTTCCCGTAATACCTTTCTAACCTTTTTAGCGGCCGCGTGTATTCCTTTGTTCTTTATACAGCTATAAGTGTCTTCCGTGAAAATAGAAACCCATATAGGTTCTAAAACATTCATTACTGCGTGGTGTACAATACGGTCGGGGAAATAAGGCAAGCGGTATATTTCGCGTTCTTTTGGTTCCCAAATAGTAAATACTTCGTACTTTGAAGTACGGAAAGTTTGGTTTAGTAAAGCTTCGCGTAGTTTAAGTATATTTTCGTCCCGGTTCTTATCGTGCTTTAGAACCCCATGCGAACGTAGTTTACCCTTCCGGGCTTTTTCGTCCGCTAACTTCAAGTTCTCTAAAGAGCAAACCGTTTCGTATAAATTACCTACTCGTTTCATTACTTTGCTTTGTTCTTGGGGAATCTTCGGAAAATCCTACCAATACCCATTTAACTGAATTTATTTTTTGCCAAGTGGCAAGGTCTTTGCTTTTTTGTATCTTTAGCATAGCTGGGAGTTGATATTCGTATTCGTATTCGTGGCCGTGTTATTCGTATTCGCGTAGCTGAAACCCGCATTCGCGCTGTTATTCGCATTACCGCCAAACAAAACGCCCCAAAAAGCAAACAACCCTTTTTGTTTTATTCTAAAAAGTACCTTGTACCTGAAGCGCGCATAGTAACTTTTCTTGGGAAGGCCTTCATTTCTTTAATCTTTCCAAGTACGTACTTTATTTCGGAAGAATTGGTAAAGAACTTCCGGGCTTCGTTGTCGCTGTCTTCAAGGTTAAACTTAATCTTAACAAGGAAGCGACCGTTCTCGAATTTTGTTTTTACGTCGTCCAAATAATCAACTACCCAAAACGAAAGGTTAATTAATTTTTGTTGGTTCGTTTCGGGGCAATTAAAATGCCTGTTGTTTGCGTCCGGCTGAATCTTTAGGAAGGATAAACTTCCGTCGTCTAATCTTTGTTCCATATTATTGCTTTTTAAATTTATTATCTCTTATTCGTTGCGTTACGTGTTAGTTTTACGGTATAAAGCAAAGCCGAGAGCCTACATTAGCCGAGATCCCCATATCTGAGTAATCCGTACGGGTGTAGCCTAAACCAGCGGAAAGACTGGCTTCTGAAGAACCGCCAAAAAGAACAATCCTTTGAATTTCGGATGTTTCCGGTATAGATGTATAGAAGTAGTCGCAAAAGTATGTAGAAGAAGACGCGCCAACTTCTACGGGCATATTCTCCCCGTATTCTCCAACAATTATGCGCTTTACATAACCTGAATTTCGTGAAAGTAAACCCTTGAATTGGTAATTGTCGTAATTGTTGCTTTGAAAGTTAGCCGGGTCTTCGCAAACGTAAAGTTCCGTCATACCCCCACTATCACTATTGCTTTGAATACGTACTTTAACGCCATCCGTACAACTCCAAATGTGGCCAAATGGATTTTCTAATCCCCTGTAACTTGGAACTTGTACGGTAAGACTTCCGTATTCTTGTGGCATTGCGAAAGCTACTATACCAGTACGGTTTCCTAAGCTGTTAGTATGTCCTACAGGAATAAAAGGATTATACGAATTAAAAGAACTCCACGTATCACCTACCAAAGTAGTAACTCCACTTCCTAAGCCGCCTTGTTTATACCCTTCGCTTGTGGGTTCTGCGTTGTACGCATATTGACTATTCAAGTTTGCGTATTCTATCGCGTAAAGCCAAAAACAAGTTTTTTGAATGTCGTAAACATCGCAATTCCATCCAGCCCCGTTCTTACCGGCTTCTCCCCGTTGGCGTGCGTATGCCCGGTAGTTTGTTAGGTTGGTAGAAGTTCCCGGCCGTCCTAACAAACTGCGATAGGTTCCGTCCCAACTTGTTATATTGTTTCCGCCCCTGAATTCTGCAGAAGAATTTACTACCGAAGCCAATTTAGGTGCGCTACTTACTGTACGGTCTATTGCAGCTTCATAAGCCGAACGGTAACAAAGCGGTACGAAGTGGAAACCGGGTAGCGCGTATTCTGAAATAAAACAACGATGTATATACCCGTCTACTTCGAACTTTCGGTAGTGTGCCGGTATTTCTACCATTACTTGTCCGTCGATTCCGTTCAAGTTTGCGGACGCGTTGTTATCTCGTTTGGTACTATCAGTAGGATTAAGATAATAGTTTACCGTTCCGTCGTCTTTCAAAATGCAACGGCGCATACGACTTTGAATGGGCAAAGAAACATGAAGTTCCGGCCTTCCTATTCTATTGCAAGCCGGGTTAGCTACGTTATAATACCATTCTATACCGTAATAGTAATCATACGGAAATATTGGCTTTGTATTGCCAATCCCAATTATTAAGCCCATAATTTTATACTTTTAATAACCCCATTGAGGTTAAGGTTTCCTAAACTTGTTTGTTTAATATCTTTAATCGGGTTTCAAACCACATACCCCATATCGTTGCTTTTTGCTTCAAAAAAAGAACATATCGTATTATTATAATACTATTGTTTATAAAAAAATAATAACTTAGCTTCTACTATTTAAGTGATAGGCGCGGTAATTAATTCCGTCCCAAACTAAAAAAAATTCTTCTATATCTCCCTTTTCCATAGCCAGGCCCCCGGTTTCTACCCCTGCATTATTATTTAAACGTTGTGGGTAATTAATACTACTCATATCGGTTCTTTCCGTTGTCCGCCCCCAAATATGCCCCCTTACCGTACTATCAGCCGAACAAATAACAGTAAAGCGAATTGCAAACGAAGCCGAAGGATTTATATGCAACCTGGAAGCTATCGACAATCGGGAAGGAAGCCCGAGGCCGCTATTACTATTAACAAATCTTACTATAACTTTTTGAATACATGGACTTGCTTCTCCCGGTATATGTGTTTTATTTGTATCCGGAGTAATTGCTGTAAAGGGATAACTTGTAATCATTCCGTTACATACAATATCCCCCGTTGCCGAAATAGCAAAGTTATAAGCTGCATTTTTTACACTAATTAGTAACCCGTAATTTGTACCGTAGCTATTTGGCGTTTCATTATAAAAACGGCCAACCCCTACAGATCCGATAAAAGCTGGCAAAACGTTTGCTCCAATACTTGCCCAGCAATATGCGTTAGCAAATTTTATAAAATCGTTGTAAAGGGATAAACCTTGCCCCGAAGTCCCCGTACCGCTTGCCGTTGCTCCAATTTGTCCGCTTTCTATCTCAAAACCGCCAATAGAACCCGAAATAGCGTTTATATTTCCTTCTATTGTGGCTTTATTTGCTACAAATGAACCGTCTTGCAATACCCGGAAAGGGGCCATACCTCTATTTTCATAAGACGCCCCCGCCCAAACACGAACCGAAGAAGAAGTCGTACCTTGCCCGGTAATTCCGGCCAATATGGAACCGCCCGACCCTGCAAGCTGAACCGTCCCGGAAGTAACTATACCACCGTTTATTGTGGTTACTGTATTGTCGTAATTTACGGCTATTACCCAATCATTAGCGACGTAACTACCCGTTGTTCTTGCGGTAGAACAACGGCGTAAATCTATGCCGTTTACCCATAAGTCGCCGATTTCGTAAGGAGGGTAAGGCGTGGAAACAAATACCCGCCGTTTTCCGTCGGCCGTGTCTTGGGCCTGGCCCGCCGCTTCGTATGCGTCTATTGCCTTTTGGTCTTCTATTGTAGTCCAACCATACGTAGAACCTGAAACGGTGTAACGCTTTAATAGCTTTGTCGCTGAACTATACCACATATCCCCTACGTGTTTAGCTCTAACGGCCGCCGTAGTCCAAGCCGTAGCCGGGTCAGAAGTTTGGAACCAACTTTCTATTTTGCCGTCTATTTGGTTCGTTAAATCGTTAATCGTAGAAGCGTAAGAACCGTTTATAAAATTATTTAGACCCGCGTCGCTGGTGTATTGGCTTGCTTTTTCCCAATCCGAAGAATTATAACTACCTGTTAGGCGTGTAACCTTACATCGCATTATATCCCCGCTTGCGCCTTGTACCCATAAGTCGCCAATTTCGTAAGGTGTAACCGGGGTTGTCGTGAATATTCGGTTTTTGTTCTTGGCCAAAGCAAGGGCTTCATTTGCCAACGCTAAGGCTTGCGCTAACTCCGAATCCTGTAATTCCTGCCAACTGTAAACAGTTCCATTCTTTATCCAACGAAAGACCTTACCGGTAGAAGTGTTATAAAACAAGTCCCCTAAATGGTTTTCTTTGTCAGCGGTAGTTATCCAAGTGTTCGCCGGCGCGTTGCTGGTAGTTGGGTCGTAGGTTTCAAAGAATTGTTCTATTTGTCCGTCTAATTGTGCTTGTATTTCGTCAAGAATACCGGGTAAGGTGTTATTTATATAATCCTTTGTTTCTTGGGCTACGCTATCCAAGTCGGAAACGTTTTTACTACTTCCGTCGGAAGAAATAAAATTAATGTTACCGCCTATTTCCTCGTTATCCAAGTCGAAATAAGTACTTCCGCCGCTACTTTCTATTCGTCCGGTTTTAATGAAGCGTCCGGCAATAGTAGAACTACCATAGGTAAGGGAAACCAAACGCGCGGGGTTTTTTCCGCCTGTGTCGGTTTCTACGCTGTTAAGAACTCCAATTAAAAAAGTATAATAGGTTGCTTCATTATCTACTTTTCGTTGGGTTGTATCCAAAATAATACTTCCGGCCCCGGTAGTTTTGGAACAACGGGCGTATATGTAATAAGCCGTATTACTTACAAGGTTACTATACGAAACTTGCGCTATTTCCCAAGTCCTTATAACTTCTTCTATTGTGTAGTGTATCAAATGCCCGCCCGTTATTCGTATATAATTCGGGTTGCCTTGGTAATTGGGTTCAAAAACAACGTTTCGTAATACGAATTGCATAGACTTTGCTCCAACTTGTAACATTGTTGTTTCAATACTTAGCGGCTTAATCTTATCGCTATAATAATCCCCTTCGGGGTCGAATACCATAGCTAAAACTTCTTGGCTTGCCCGCCAACTTCTACGGGCCTTTGAAGGGTCGGCAAGGTTGTTAATCCTTATTACTTCGTCTATTTCCTTTAAGTCGCTTATTACCCTTGTGATGGTGGTTTTGGTTACGCTGTCGCCCAACGTTAAAGAATACTTGTAAGGTTGCAACAAATCCCGTGTAAACCCCGTAATACGTATAGACTTATCTACCCCTAAATCTTCGTCCTTTACCGGTATATAATCCCCTACGGCAAATAAGTTTACCACGGTAAGTTGTCCCGCAAACTGCTTAATAAAATTTTGGTCTATGTTTAAGCCGTATTGTACTTGGGGTTGGCAATTCTGCAAATAATAGCTTTCCCCTTCTTCCTGTAATTCTAATTCGGCTTCCGTTTTATATTGGTCGGGTAGGTTTATATCCGTAAAAAAATACTTATCCCCCGGCGAAAATTGGAAGGCCGCGCTTGTTTCGCTTGGAAACTTCATACCGCTTTCGTCTGTAAACGGTACTAACTGTATTTCCTTAGTCGAACTATCGTATTTATGTACGTCGAATTCATAACCGGCCAAATTGCCCGTAGTAAACTTTACCTTTGCGCTTACGCCTGCTATTAGCCATTTCGTATTACCTTGGCCGTCCTTTTCGTTAAGGTCGAAATTCATAGTATTATCTATAAAAGCATAATACTTGCTTCCTAAGCCTGTTACTTCGCCGTATCGGTTCGGAAAAATGTTATCAAAAACCTTTGTATTTTCTTTCAGTCCGAAAGCTGCAATAGCGGCCGCGCTTTCTATGTAAGAATCATTTTTACCGATACTTCCCGGAAGGCAAAGTTTACTATGTCGGTAAGTGTTCCCCAAGTTGTTACTTCCGCCGTAAATAAATAACCGGGTAACAACGTTCTTAGAATTTATATTTTGCCTTGTCAATTCGTACAAACCGCCCGTTTTCCCGTACCTGAATGTATAAGGGAAGGCTACGCCCGCTTTGCGAATATTAAGCGTTCTAATTCCGTTATTTTGCGTTATCTCAAATTCTTGGCTATACTCTTTGCAAAGGTCTTGTAATACATCTAAACAATTCCTACCGCTAAAAGTCAATGTCTTAAACTCTGTTTCTTGCGGGTATTCTCCAAGAACCCACTTATTAGGGAATACGCGCAAGACGTTTACTATTACTATTTGTAAGAAGTCTAACAAATTACCGGTAAAGCTGTCGCCTATCGTGTTGTACGGTAGTAAAAATTGTGCGTCTATTAATTCGTATTGTACCCCTTCAAATGTTAGGGTATATTCAAATTTACGCGTTCCGGTTTTCTTAACGGTCGGTAGTTGGTTTATCGTGTACGTTTTACCGTAGACCTCTATCGTATCCCCTAAAACAAATTCTAAGGGGGTTGCACTTTTTACCGTAATAGTTACGGTATCTTCCGCAAGAAGTCCTACGGATTGTTCGGCCTTAGTAATTCCCGAAGTTCGCGGCCCGGAATTTAGCAAGGTAGTGCTTCCGTCGGGGTGAGTAATGATAATATTTGAATTCATTGTTTTATAATTTTTCGTTCAACTTTTTCAACGTCCCAACCAGCCCTATTTAACCTTGCGTATAATATGTATCTATCAATTTTAAGAATTTCGGCGAGTTTAGAAATGGTTATCATTTCCCCTTTGTAATTGACTTTACGATTATTTGTAAGGTTGTTTTGTTGCTCTTTATTTGTAGCCCAACGACAGTTAGAAGGTTCGTAATTGCCGTTTACGTCTATTCGGTCTAAGGTTTTACCTTCCGGCCGTTCGCCCATATCTTCTAAAAAGTGTTCAAAATCCGCCCAACGTTCACAAATTCTAATACCACGTCCCCCGTAGTTTTTATAACGGGAATTTTGGGGGTTACAGCAACGTTGATGCATCATTTGCCAACATGAATATGTACTACTTGGTTTTTTACCAATTCCGCCGCTATGTCCATGCTTTATCATAATGCACCCACATGATTTTACGCTTCCGTTACGTAAATGATTTCCGGTTGCTTCTACTATTGTTCCGCAATCGCAAATACATTTCCATACTACCTTTCCGCTCGCTCTTTTATCTGTTTTTTCTAAGACCGTAAGAAGGTTGTATTTTTCGCCTGTTAAATCTTTTATTATTTTCATATCCACATAGTTATATTGCAAAGATACTTAAAGTTTATTCCACACGATTATACCGTTTGTAGAAAAGTCCGTAATATCTTCAATAACACCGGCTATAATAGCGTAGTAAATTCCTTCGTTTCTATATTCGTGAGTTACCGTAATATTTCCCCCGTAAACGTCTTCGGTTTTGGTTCCGTCGCCCCAAAATATGGTTAAGGCCTTATTCGATTTAACTGCTATCGTAAGGGTCTTTGTAGCTTCGCTTATTCGCTGATGCCTTACAACTCTTTTTACCGGGTTTGGTTCTTTTAATTTTAGGCTAAAAGTTCCTACCATAAGTTCATCATTCCAACGTTTACTAATGGCTATTCCGCTTTCGTTATAGACTTCGTAAACAAGTGGCTTAGTCGGGTGTATGTCTATCATTAAACGCTGTGTACCGTCCTTGCTGAATATATCTAAGAAGCTATTTAGCTTATTAACGAAGTCCATTTTTCCGTTAGCCTTCATAAAACAATTAAGCGTTATTTCCCGCGCTTCTACGCGTTTTCTTTGAAGGTCTATTACTTCGCCGTGGTAGTCGTCCCAATCTATTTTAAGCGGATTTTTTAGCTTGGGACGGTCAAGAATACCGTTACTTTCCGCTACGTAAATACCCCACTCCTTAAAATCGCTTCCGTCCAAAATGTACGAAAGTTGGGCTACCGAATTAAGAAGTTCGGATATTTGGTCTTGGGTAAGTGCAATATTATAGGCCTTTAATTCGTCTACATACCCGTAGCCGTATTCGGTAGAATAAATATCTTGCAAGAAGGCGAAGCCGGTAGGCTGTGCCGGTAAAGTAATAGTTTCTACTAATTTCGTATCCAAGTAAATATAGATATTAAGCCCTTCCTTTACGACCGCAAAGTAGCCCCAAGAATCCGTAGGAAGGCTTACCCACGTTTCCCTGTATCCGTCCATAGCTTCCCAACGAACAAAAAAGCCTATCTTTTTACCGGTAAACCCGTCCGGGTAGTGTTTACTTTTCAACCAAGCCAAAAGGGAAAAACTACCCGAAAGATTAATAAGGTTTTGCGGTATTTCGCAGTATCCTTCCCCCGTGAACTCTATACAATTCCCTTGCCTTCCCGAAACGAAATTACTTTGTATTACCGTTCCGTCCGCCCGGCTTTGTGAATAATCGTAAGCTATTAAAGAGCCGTTAGGTTCGTCGAACGGCATATTAAGAATTAAATTATTATCGTTAGCCATGTTAGTATGTTTTATTAATTATTATTCTGTTATACCTTGCGCCCTTAACGGGTCGCTTGCCGTTATTCTTGTATTTTCTTCAATTTGTTTTAAAAACCCGTTAGAAACGCCTACCTTAGCGTCTATACTTGCCAAGTGTAATAATTGGTTTCGCATTATTTCTATGCCTTCAACCTGGTTTATCCTAACAGCGTTTGTTTGTCCGGCTAAAAGGTCTATACTTTCTTGGCTTGCCCCTTTAATAGCCCCCGACAAAGTAGTAGTAGGGTCGGTATTGTCGTTTTTGTCTCTCCATAAATCAAACCCGCGTTGTCCGGCCCGTTGTCTTATTGCTTCCAAGGCGGCTACATATAGGTCTTCGCGCTCGTTTAATCTATCCATTAGCCGATCGTAGTCGTCTATAACGTCGTCTATAACGTCGCCGTCGCCGTCTGGTTTTAGCGAAGCTTCTAATTCTTTGCCGAAGTCTTTAAATACGTCAGAAAATAAGGTAGAATAAACCAACTGTTCTATAAATTTTTCTAATGATTCCCCCGCAACTTCAAACATTCGTTTACTTGCGTCTTCTCCGGCCTTCCATGCTTCTACAATCGAATTTCTAATATTATTACCCAAGTCGCCGGCTAAGTCTGCTACAACCTCTCTTATTTGTTCGTTTGCGGCTTCTACCGCTTCGGCCCAATCTAACGCATTTTGAACAAGTATTTTTGTCTTGTCGTCTAATTGGTTTGTATTAATTAGTGATTGCGCCAACTCTTTTTTAAGGTTGCCCGTACTATCTACCAACTCCGGGAATACTTCTAATAATCCCCCGAACGTTTCCTTTTTCTTTTTACCGCCAAACAGCCCCGCTATTGCTCCAATTGCCCCACCAACAACGGCCCCAATAGCCGTACCTATTACCGGGACAATGGAGCCAATAGCCGCGCCCGCCGCCGCGCCCTCCGCCGCGCCACTTCCAACGTTTCCCCAATCAATAGCATTGCGAAGCCCGGTTTTTGCCTTCCCTTCTGAAAGTTTAGCTAATGCTTCTTCGTATTTGCTGGTTGATTCGGCCATAGCCTCAAAACCGGAATTTATTTTAGCCTGGTAATCTGTAATAAATACCGAGTCCGACAGTTCGCTATGTAACCTTAATTGCTCGTTTAAGGCTAATGTATATTCGTGTGCAAATTCTAAGGCAGCGTTATAAAATTCCTTTTCTTTTCTCTTACGTTCTTCCGAAGCCGAAGAAACCATATTGATAACTTCAACAACACCGCTAATAGCTGACGAAATACCGCCTAAATAGTCCTTCGTTTCCGATTTTCCCCTTTCAAATGATTCACTTATAGAATCTACTTCGCGACTTATATTAGAGAAAATTTCCCCTACCGTTCCGCCCAAGTTCCCTAACGCGCTGGTTATTTTTTGGAACCCGGATAACATTTCTTGGAATTTTGCCTTTGGCATTTTTTCCAACTCGGCGTTTAACTCCTTAATTTTTAATTTAACCCTTTCAATTTCGAGGGCTATTGCTTCCGTTGGGGCTTCCCTATGTATTTTTTGTAGTTCTTCGAGCGTCTTTTCCGCCGCTTGTTTTTGGGTTTCTAACTCCGCTTTTATCCGGTCGGATTCCCATGCGAATACTTTCTTTGAAATACTTAAAAGGGCTTCGTCTTCCGCTAATTCAATAATACCCCGCGTAGCTTCATACCCGGCGTATAATAGGTTTTTTTTGTCTTCGTTGTATTTTTTTTTCCGGTTTTCTATGACCGCATCAAGGCTTTTCTTTTCTTCTTCGGTTGTTGCTTTTGCCCGCTTTGCTTCTATCAAAGCCTTATCGTTTGTATATTCAAGTTCAAGCGCAATTTTTTTATCTAAATAATTGGAATATTCATAAACAAGCTTATACGTTTCTTCCCTTTGTTTTTCCAAAACGTTTTTATCCGCTTTATCTACTATTTCTTGTTTTTTCTCAGTCAAAGGGTCGTTTTCCGCGTTATCGCTCAACTCCTTGCGCATGTTTTTTATAATATTCAGTTGGTCTATAACATGCTTTGCGCTATTTATTTGTTCAGAAAGGGCTTCTTTAAAATTGTCAAGTATCGAAGTATTTGCTTCGCCTACAATCTCATTTTTTACTTGGCTTATTTCTTTTTTTGTGAGTTTACCGGAATCTAAAAGGCTTTGAAGGTATTCTTTGTAGGTTTTTCCGTTTTTAAGCAAAGAAGCGTATTCTATTTCGGCTTCTTTTTGTAATCCGGCTTCAACCCATTTAATATATTCCGCATACTTTTGCTTGCGGTCTTCTAAGTCCTTGGTAAATTTATCCTTTTTATTATCTACCCCTTTAGGGGAGTTAGATAAATCCACTTTTGAAAGTTCTTTTTCTTTTGCTTTAATTTGCTTTAATAAATCCGCCCTTTCTACATCTGTGTTCGCTTTTTTATATTTCTCCTTTAAGTTGCTTATTATTTTTTCCAAAGATGAAATACTGCCTTTTTCCGTGGCTTCCGCCATCCTATCAAAACCTTTTTGTATTTCGGCTGCTGCTTTTTGTAATTCTTCCGCTTCTGTTAGGATTGCCTTCTTTGTTTCTTCGGCTTCTTTAATTGCTTTGTCTTTAGCCGCTTTATTGTGGTTGGTTATTGCTTCCTGCGCGTCAAATCTGCCGTAACTATCCGCTTGCGCCTGGTATAACCCCATTTTCGCAAACCAGCCCATACTACCTTTTACGTCTTTGGCGTCGGTTGCTTTTATTTCGTTTACTTTTTCGTCGGCTTCTATTGCTTTTTGTATTAAACTTTGGGCTTTCGCTTGCAAAAAAAGCATTTGGATATAGTCTTCTCCTTTTTTTGTAAGCACGTCGTACCATTCGGACAATGTTTTGTAATATCCGAACGATTCCCCGTACTTATCGTTTAACTCTTTGACTTTCTTTTTTTGCTCGTCTGCCGAACCGTTAAAGTTTTTAATTTCGTCCGTAACCGCTTTTAATTCAATGCGTGTAGTAAGCATTGTTTTACGCGCTTCTTTCTCAATTTCTATTAATTGCTTTGTCTTTTCTGCCGCTTTTACCTGTGATTCGCTGTATTTATTCCACAAGTAAACTACCCCGCTAATAGCCAAAGAAAGCCCAAGGGTAAGCGTAGCATATAACCCCGCTACCGCTATTTTGGCTGCGTTTGCTGAAAGCCCCATTTTAATAAAGGATTTCCCCAAAAACAAAGTAGAAGTAGATAGTAATTGTTGCGCCTTGGCAAGCGTTACAAGCGAAAAGTAAGAATCCTTATTTAGTGTTACAGCTACCTGCTGTAAGCCTATTGTTATAGCCATAAGGGATTGAACTTTAACCATTATTTTTTGTAGGTCTTCGTTCTTATCCGCAAACAAACCTACCGCCCCTTGCGCTGCCGAAAATGCGCCGGAAATGCCGCTTACTGCGGAAATTACCCCTTGTAACCCGGATTGGTTATGCCCTAAAATTTGGGTTTGCTTATTGACGTTTGAAATAGCCCCAGCCAAACGCCCGGCTTCGGCCTGTAACGCTCTGTATCTTTCCGGGTCGGTTGCTTTTGCCCCCGATTGTTCCATTTGTAAAAGTTCTTCCCGAACGTTCCGTAATTGTGTCCTAAATGTAATTTGTGCTTTAGTATTTTTTTCGGTAGCTTCTTTAGTTTCGTTTAACCGTTGTTCTTCCTTTACCAACGCGTCGGCAATCGCTTCTATTTCTGTTAATAAATTCTTTCGGGTAGTAATTTCTTGCTTTATGGCTACTTGCTTTTGTTGCAAATACCTATATTCTTCGTCGCCTTTTGCCGTACCCTTCATAAAAGCCGCGGCCGCCGCTTCTCCAAGTTCGGTATATTCTTTTTCAAGTTTGTTAATAGCCCCTTGGTGTATGCCCGCCATAGTATCTATATCCTTAAAGGCTTTTTCTATGGAAGCGGCCGCTTCTTGGTATGCGAGTTCCATTTTTTCCCCGCCTTCTACCGTAGCGTCCGAAAAACCTTGTACCCGCTTTTTGCTTTCTTCCAACGCGCTATTTAATTGGCCATTATTCGCTATTATATCGAATTCTAAGGCCCCGCCTTTTATATTCATCGGTTTATGTTATTAATCATTTCTAATACTTTATCGGCGTTTTCAGATGTTAATTTTACTTCTTCGGTTTGACCTTGCCCGTCTGTTTCTTCTACGTCCGGCGCGTCTATCAACATCCTTTGTACTACACCCCACGCTATTTCATGGTGTAAATATTCCCAAGTCCAACCGAAGCGGGCGCAAATCGAACCCCGGCGGCCGAAGGGACTTTTAAGCCCGGTTACTCTATACGACCCGTTATCGGTTTTGTCGTTCTTGCGCCGCTCATTAATCGCATAGAGGTTATAAAATCCGCTAAATTGCTTACATTGGTTACGGTAGTACTCAATAAAGCCAACTTAGAAGGCTTTATAGCATGAAAGAATGTATTTGTTAGTCGGTTTAATTCTTTGTCGTCGTTGTACTTTTTAACCTTCCCGGTACGCGTAATTTCGGTTATATGGTAATCTTCCCCAAGTACCGCAATCGCTATAACGCGCGCCATTTTTTTAGCGTTCTGTTTAGCTGTTTTCTTGGCTTCAACTATTACCGCCCCTTCTTTTAGGGCTTCTTCGTCTAATGCCATATCTAACCAAATATCGCAAAGGCGGTCAAGCACGGAAAGCGTAGGTTCGTGTATTTCGTAGGTGGTAACTTCTTCCAATACTTCGGGCTTTTGGAAAAATCCATTAAAACCTTTCTTCCGTTTTCGTATTTTGGTTACAACGTCAAATTTTACCCCTCTTTTAATAAGTAGGTTAAGTTGTTCCCGTTCTAATTCTATATCCAATTTTTCTACTTCTTCCATACTGTTTTATACTAAGAAAGCCCCCCGAAACGGTAATTTGGGGGGCTTTCGGGTTAATACTCGCGTCGTTTGAAAATGTTAGATTTTAGTAGCTGTCATTTTCTTAACGCCCGATTTTGTAGGCTGTAAAACCGTTCCGGCCACGTCAATTAGCAAAATTCCTTTTTTGCTGAATTCTGCGTTAATCTTTGAGGCCAATTTCATACGCGGAACCTCGAATTTAAGCCCTTGTTCGGGCGTAATTCTTACGGATTTTTCAATTACCGGCAATTTATCCGGCGCAGACCACTTTTGCATACCCCCCGTTCCGGTTGTTTCGCCCCCTAACAAGGTTTGCAATACTGTTAAATCCGCGTCCATAACGGAAAAAGCGAAGTTTGTTTTACCCCCTCGGCTAATGCTTACTATTGGGTCGTCTACTTCTTCCGCGTAATGCTCGGTCGTTTCCGGGTCGTCCTGTGTCATTTTACAGGTATCTTGGTAAGTATAACCAAGTGTAGCAAGGCTTGTACCCATATCCCCGTCGGCGGCTATGGCTCCTACTTCAATTTTTGAAAGTCCTAATGTTACTACAGACATAATATTATTTTTTTAATGTTTTACTTATGTATATTCCAATTAATCCGAAGGTTTGTATAGTGTTGGAATACGGCGGGTTCTTTAATTACGGTTTCGTTCTCAATCCAAAAGGTTAGGCCCTGAATGTTTGCCGCTTTTAATATCCTTACTACTTTATCGGTAAGGAAGCGCAACCGTTCCCGGTCTGCCTTTCGTTGTTCTTGCCCTTTGATTTTTAATTTAAGGTCTTCAACATGAATATTTACGTTTGAAGTTCCGCTTTGGGGGTAATCGTGGTTAATAACAATATTGTTTATTACGATGTCTTCCCCTTCTGAATTGTCCGGGCGTTCCCCCTGTACATAAATTCCGCCGCTAATGGCTTCCTTTAGTTCTTCCGAAGCGTTTAAAATAGTAAATAATATGTCGTCCGTATCGAAACTTAACATAACCTTAAATCCATAATCTACAATGCAATCTACCGTAATCGTATTTCTCGCAAATTCCTTTAGCTACAACCAACCCCGAAATTTTAGCGGAATCAATAAAGCCCGGTTCTAAAAGCTGGTTAGGCTCTACTTCTTCCCGCGTTACTAATACTTCGGTTCCTTCATTTATCCGGGCCGTACCTTTTGGTATCTGAATAAGCGAAGCAAAAACAAGGGTTTTACCGTTAGCCGTCTGAATCGTGCTACCTTTCCCGTTTGTTTCTTCCCGGCAAGCTGCTTTAAGTTCCCAAGAAGGAACCGTTTTTTCCCAACTTCCGTTAGTCTTTTGCTCCGCTTCTTCTCCGTTATTGAAGGCGTACAAGTATTGCGGGTATTGATAAGAAGTAATTACCATATATTACTTTTATTTCTTATTTTGGGTTGTCCTATTGGTACTAATCCAACTTCTGCACAAGTCCCGTTATACCAAAACTTTATAGCGTCCCAATTCCAACTAATAGAATACCCACCTTCCCCAATATTAGCCAACGGTATAAGCGTAGAAAATTCAAGGCAAAGGGCTTTCTTGGCTTTATGTACATCTACGTTTGCTTCCGGGTCGGGAATTAGTGTACTTTGGTTACAAAGTATTAATTCTACGTCGTCCGGGCCTATCTGAAACTTCGCCGCCGTTTTTGCTATCCATTCCTTGTATGTCATTGGGTAGAAATTTAGGGAAGGGAAGCCCGAAGGCTCCCCTTGTGGTTATTTATTCCAAGTATTACTATCGGTTGCCATTAAGTACGAACGTTGCGAAGAAAGCCAAGCCGGGAAAGCGTTAGCTAATCCTATTGTTACTTCTTCTATCGGTTCTTCCGTACTATATTTTTTTACGCAAGTGTGCCCGTTCATTGCCTTAATTGCGGCCGAACCTTTCAGGTTCATATCCGCCGGCTTCTTCCAATAAGTTTTACCTAAAACTTTGCTTTCGCTGAACATTACCACGTTGTCGGCAAACGGGTTGCCGGTAGAGCGGTTTCCGTTCGGAAGTTCTACGGTTATATCTTGGTCGATAACAACAATCTGCAAACCGCGCAAGTAGGCAAGTCCGCGCATTGCGCTGTTTACTTGCTCCAAACTTGGGCTTTGTGCAATGTTAAGGGCGTTATTTGCGAACGAAGCGCACAACTTAATTACTTCTTCGGTTTCTACCAAAGTCGTAAAAGTATCGAGGTTCATAAAGGCGAATTTCAAAGAAATGCCCTTAGCTTTGGCGGCCTTTACAACAGCTTTAAAGTCCTTAGATAAAGGTTTTGCCGAAGCCGAAGTAACCCAAGAAGCGGAGCCGGTTTGAAAACCTAACTTTTTATCGCTTTCTAATTGGTAGTCTACATCGTATTCGGTAACTACGCTACTGTTATTGTCGGTCGAAAGTTTGATTTTCCCCAAAGAAATAGTTTGTAAGGCCATCCACTCCAAACGTGCGGCTACGCCGTCCCAACAATATTTAGTATCTTCGGCCCACGCTTCAACCAAGGCGCGCAAATCCGGGTTTTGCGAAGTCATAGCGACCATAATGTCGTATTCGTTCAACTCGTTTTCGTCCTTAGTACGCTTAATAGCAATCTTAGGGATGTCGCCCTGAATACGTGCTATTGCTTCGCGTGTCTTCTTGTTAATACTTGCCCCCCTTGCGACCAGGTCGCCGGCAATTTTTAACCCTACTTGCGCTTCAAGCGACTTCCAAGAAAGCGTATAGTTTTCCTTCAAAGGGAAAAGCGTAGGGTAGTAATACGGTTTAAGGTCGTAGGTATTAATTACGGCCTGCATATCCCTTTCGGTTATGCCTATCATTAACGATTTTTGCATATCAATTCCCTTTTATTAAATGAATGAAATACCCGGAAGTTTCGCTTTTACGGCGGAACCTACGCCCGGTATGTTTGCTTCTCTTACTTGCCCGATAGTCCAAGCGTTTACAATAAGGTTACTAAGTTCTTCTACGTCGTAACTTTCGCCTACAAGGGCTTTCGGTTCGTATAAGAACTTAGAACTTGTACCAGCACTTTCCCCGGCAGCTTGGTAAACGGCTTCGCCCTTCTTGGCTGCAACTCCAAGCGTAGTACCTACCGTAATAGTGTCTTGGACTGAATTGCTGGTAGTGTCAATAGCGGTAATAGCGTAAGCCTTTCCGCCTTCCTTCAACATCATAAAGTCGCCTACTTTGAAGTTATGGCCCTTCAATACGGGGTAATCCGTAGCGGTAGCCGTTACGTCTGAAACAAGCGTAGCAACCTTTACAATGTGGTAAAGCCCGTTTTCTCCTTTCCCTACCGGTGTACCTTCTGCTAATTTCTTTTGTACAAAGCCATTAGAAGAAACCGTAATACCGTCGGGGATATCTGCGAGCTTATGGGTAAACGCGCGTATTACGCGTTCATCTTTTTGCTTTTTAATAGTTAAACCCATGTCCTAAAAAATTAATTCGTTAAACTTCTTTTCCGCCAAGGCTTTTACCTTCGTCGGTTTTGTCTTTGATGTAGGTTTGAACCCCCGCGCTTACCCCGTCTTGGTTCACGGTTCCAAAGAAGGGCTTACCCTGTTGTCCTAATCCCTTATCGGCTAATTCTTGGCCGAAGCTGGCTACATCTGTTTTCGTGTCGTTCAAATACTCGTTAAAACCGTCTTCGTCCTTAAAAGTCATTCGGTCAAAGTCTTTTAGAACTTTGTTTTTGTAACTTTCCGGCACGTCTGCCAATTCTTTTACAAGTAATTCCCGGCGGTTGGCGGTAATTGCTCCGCCTTCAAGCGTCGCTACTTTCTCCAAAAGCGGGGTAGTCGCTGCTTTTACGGCTTCCGTAACAATGTTTTGAATTGCTGCCGCGTCTAAGGTTCCCGACGGAACTTGTACCGGTGGGGTTTCTTCCGTCTTCTTTTCCGTAAAGTCGTACTTCTTTTTTAGGCCGTCTTCATAGGTTTTGTTAGCCTTAGTAATTTCCGCGTCGGCTTCTTTTCGCCAATCGTTTACAAAATTGTTTATTTGGTCGGCGGTTAATTTTCCTACGACCGCGTTAGCTTCTTCTTCGGTAGTAACCTGCAACGCCAAAGCGTTAGCTAATTGGTTAAGCCCGTCCTTACGCACGCCTTGGAAAGCTGCCACAAGTAGTGCTAAAATTTTTTCTTTCATTTTTTTGTAATTAGGTATTAATTGAACTTCCGCAAAAATAACGTATTACTATAATACGTTTCACGAAACAACTACCCAAGTTTTCAAATTTCTTTCAACAATGAATAAAAACCGGAAGCCGGAAAAGCCCCTTTCGGGCTTCTACAAAGGGTAAAGGAAGCCCCTTCTAAGCCCCTTTGTGTAATAACCGGAAAAATAAACAATAAAAATAGAAGGCAATGCCACGCAAAACGAAAGGCAAATTAAGGCGTTTTTAAGCCTTTTCTTTTCTTCGGGTAGGGAAACATACCACCGAAGGGGTAAAAGTGCCACAATCGGAAGAAAAACGGCTAAATTCGGGGCGCGTGTCTGTTTTCTTAATTCCCGTTTTATGAAAAGTCCGAAAAGCCGTTTTTTCAAAACATTTTTTCAAAACAAAAAATCTTTTTTTCTTTTTTCTTTTTTTCTTCTTTCTTTTTAAACTTAGATATTAATCTTAATATTTAAAACTAATATTATATATCTTTATCCATGAGGGCTTAGAGGCTCCTTTCAAGCTGGTAGGAAGCCCCTTCTAAGCCCCTTTGCGTTTTGTGGTTAATTCTTTGATAATAAACCAACTGCAAAAATGAAATTTCAGAAATTACGCGCCGGAAATAAAAGCCCCTTTGTAGCTTCTTGGCAGGGTCTTGGTAGCTTGCCCGAAGGGTGTAGGTAGCTTCTTTTAGGCTCCTTCCAAGGGGCTAAGGCAGGGGCTTGGGTAGCTCCTTCTTAGGGGCTTCTTAGACCCTGCCGAAAAACAACTTTTTTGCGCCGCTTTTTTGGTCAGGTAAAAGGGAAGTAGTATTTTTGTGGAAATTTATACTAACTATTTAATATTTAATCGTATGAAGAAAATTTTATCTATGCTGTTTTTGGCAAGTGTTGTTTTATTTGCAGGGTGTTCAAAAGATGGAGAACCGGAATTTTCATTAAAAGGGAAAATCTATGCCGCTTATGCTTATAATGGTGGGGGGTATACTGTTGGGGGAATCTATTTTGAGCCATACGACGCATATTCTGTATTTAGATTTATATCAGATAATGAAGTTGAAAGAACTACGAGAAAAAATAATCCCAAAGGTGGTATTATTGGAGAATTGGAAAAAGGCACTTATGTACTTAATTATCCAAACTTAATAATCAATATAGAAGATCGAGACAAACCTTATGATTGTGCGTTTGTAGATGAAAACACTTTTAGGACTGGAGCCGGATATGATGTATTAGAATATATTAAACAATAAAAAAGGGCGCAAAGGCCTTTTTATTTCAAAACAACGTATTACTATAATACGTTTTGAGTATTTTTTGCTATTTTTGTATCGGCAAACGCAATGTAGCTTTGCCGAATACAAAAAATATTATGGAAAATATTTTAGCTATTGAACATTCAGACCAAGAATTACGCTTAAAATGCCTTGAATTTGTTTTAGGGCATGAAGGAAGGTTAGATTTTCCCCTTTACCAAATGGTAGAAGCGGATATACTTTTTCGGTATGTAAAAAACGGAAGTATTCCTACGGCCGGAAAAACCTACAATCCAAACGAAAATCTTGCGGGCCGGTTAATCGAAAAAGCCCTTAATTTGATTGTAGAAGAACGTAATAATAGTAATCAATCCGCCCAAAGCAGCAATAAGGATACCGATAATTTGGATATACCGGAAAGCCTTATTTTTCGCTTCGTTTCTCGTTTCCGAAGGAAAAAGCCCGTTTTTTAATGCGGTTTCGCCCGCTTTTGTTGTTTGGTAGTATTTAGGAAGGTCGTTTGTATAAACCCAGTTGCCGGACTCGTTTTGTTCGGCTTCGCTGTTTATATATTCAATAAGACCGCGCGAACTTAACAAGTCGATTATCTTACTTTCATATACAGAATTATCAGGATATTGCTTGCAAAGTTTCTGTATTTTATTCCTTTCCCTTAACCCTTTTCGTTCTTTGTATTGCAATAAAACAAGGTTATAGCGGTCGTTCGGGTTATTCATAACTATTTTTTTTTCGCAAAGTTAGCCTTTTATTTGCGCAATGCAAATAAATGAATTACTTTTGCCGTGCTTAACAATCTCAAGGGCGGAATACCCGCCAATTCATTAGCGGGCTTTTTTATGTCCGTTATATAATATATGCGGCTTCGTACCCCCGTGTAGAACTGTAATAGAACTACAGCCCTTGAGGTGTTAAGCAACGGGAAAGGCGGGGCCGTTTTTCTTTGCCTATAATCCATTAAATGCTTAACAAATGGAGTCAATTAAAATTTTTCAAAATCCCGCCTTTGGCCAAATGCGGGTACAATCAACCGAAAAAGGCGAAGCCTTATTTTGCCTTAATGATGTCCGTAATATACTATCGTTATCCCATGTTACGGAATTAAGAAAACGCCTAAAAGAAAAGGGGTGCATTTCTATTGCAGTCCCTACAAACGGCGGTATTCAACAAATGTATTTCATCGACGAACCCAACCTTTACCGTTGTGTTTTCCAAAGTCGGAAAAAAGAAGCCGAATCTTTCCAAGACTGGGTAGTAGAAGAAGTATTACCTTCAATCCGTCAAACGGGCGGCTATGTGGTTCCGGGCGTGAAGCTACGCCAAGCGTCGGACGTGTATCCGTACCGTGTTTTCTCTCATGCTAAATTTGGCGAAATCCGTACCCGTATCTATAACGGGGAAGTAGTTTTTTGCTTTGTAGATGTTTGGCGCGCATTGGGCTTTAATAACGGTTCGTTGCTGAAACAAAAGCTAAACCTTAATACGTTTCGCTACCTCGAAACGCCAACCAATAGCGGGATACAGGTAGCCGGGTATATTGACGAAGAAAACCTTTCCCGCTGTATCTTCCGTAGCAATAGTAAGGATGTGGGTTTATTCCAAACGTGGGTAGAAAAAGAAATACTTACCGCTATGCGTTCGGAACCCAAGGCAATGGCCCCAGAAGAAGTGGAAGAAGTTAAGGCTTTACCCGAAGTTGTACCTATGAAACTTTGCCCGGAACTATCCGAAATAATAGGCGGTACGGTTATACTCATACAACAACTTAACCGCTACAAAACAATAGCCGGTATAACAAGCGAAAACGTTACAATGAATATAGCCGAAAATTCGCTAAACATGGTAAAGGCTTCGCTTACTACCCTATACCAAGAAGCGTATATAAAAGACTTGGAAAACAAGTTAATCTAAAAAACAAAAGGGGTAATTACTACCCCTTTTTATTTTCGTCTTCGCTTTCGTCGTCTTCTTCCGACATAGCGTCGGTTTCTGCCTGCCAACGGTCAATAGCGGTAGCGTTCCGTTTATAGAACTTCTTCCGCTCCTTTTCCGGCGTTTTCTCCCATTCTAACCGCGCTTGTACAAAGGGGTCGGAAAGGTCTAAGGCTGCTAATCTTTCTTTATCTGTCATAACTCAACCAATTTTATACGAATATCCCCGAACAAATCTACCCTATTAGAAACAATTTTAAAACGGGTTCCGTTTGTAAATAATACTTCGCGTTGGTTATCAGGTGCAAATTTACCGTTAAATTCTGAAATATCGGATATGTCCCGGCCCTTTTTACTCTGAATCTCAAATAATACCCTTACTTCGTTCTTTTTCAAATCTCGATAGCTGGCAAATCTAAAGGCTGTTCCCGCGTCTTTGCTTGCCGAAGTAAATATACTATGAGTTATTTCGTTTTTCCCTTCGTATAGGCTTTCGTATTCCTTCCGTTTCATAATAGAACCCCGGTAAACTATACCCTTGTACGCTGGAAGTGAAGCTAACCCTTTCGCCATAAGCGAAGCCGAAGCCTTGTTAAACTCGGTAAGCGTTCCTTTATTCAACTGTTTGTTAAGTTGCCGGTAATTACCGCCCTGCTTGGTGTAGTGGTGCAAAGCTGCAAGGTTCGTATTCGCTATTTTCGGGTACAGTTCGCTAAGTTCCTTTACGGCTCGTTCCATTGCTTCTATGGTCTTCCTTGCCCTTGTAAACTTCCTTTCTTGTGGGTTATATGTATCTACTTTGAAGTCATTAATAAACTGTTTATTATCCTTTACGAAGAAGGGCATATTTCCCCAACCTTTCGCGCGTTCACGGTTATTTTCTATCCAATCAAAGAAACCCTTCGGGGGTTGCTTTATTTCGGTAGACGGCTTCCATTCGTCTAACTTCCCGGCCTGTATTGCCTTTTGCCTTGCCTTAAAATCTTCGTCGCTTATCATTATCGGAACCATACGACAGCGGCAATGTGGATGCCAACCCGTCCAAAGGAACGTTTTAGGGTATGAACCTACCATAACGTCGCAAATGTCGTACAACGTCCTAACTTGCCCGTTAATTACTACGGTGTGGTTATTGCTTAGTTCTATTCTATAACCAATAATAAGCGGGTTATTTTGGTAGCTCTCCCACTCGGCGCGCCTGTAAGCCGCGTTTACTTCCGTAATAGCCAATCGTAAGGCGTTCTTATAGGCTGAACGGTAAACGCCGGGGCCGGGATGATATTTTTTAGCGGCTTCGCTTAATTCTAATTCGTCCGTTTCCTTGTTTCGTACCCGCCTATATAATTTATCGGGTTCGTTTAGGTAGTCTTTAAGTCCCCGGCTTATTTCGTCCGCGCTTTTACCTTCTAAAATACCGTTTTGTATTATTACTTCAAGGTCTTTTTTTGCGTTTCCTGCTAAGTTCCAAACCCTATTAGATAGCGTTAAGCCCCCTTCTTTTCGGGCTGCGAAGGTGTGGGCCGTCATACCCTTTACCCTTTGGTCTTTAACTGCTTTTTCTAATATGGTATTTACTTCTTTCGAGTTTTCCCCTTTTCCGAAACGGTCTAAAATAGTGTCCTTTACTTCGTCTTCGCCTAATTTCCAAGCCCCCGTAATTCCGTTCTGAATGGTTTTGCCGGTTACTTTGGCGAGTAATTGTAGTTGCTTGTTAAGTTGGCGTTCGGCGGCCGGGTTCCCATGCCATGTGAATTGCTGCCCGCTTTCTATCGCTTTCCTAACCTCTGCCAGATTTAACGCTTCGGCGTAGGAATCACCGAACAACCCCTTTAGCTGTGCTTCAAGTTGTTGTATATAGGCTAATAGTTGTTGTTCGCGTCGTCTATCCATTATTCAAATACTAATCTTAAATTTTTTTCTAAAATGGTATAGGCTTCTAAACAAGGCCCGGTAATAACGTCGTAGCCCTTACTTTCAACGTACAAAGCGTAATCTTCCCCGGCGACTATAACGCCTACCAGGTCGTTAGGGAATTCCTTAGCGGCTTCTTCCGCTACCTTCTTACCTTTCTCTATTCCGGTTGTTCCGGCTCCTTTAGTTCCGCCCCCGCTTTGGGTAAATTGTTCCGCTACCTTTTCGCCGTTGTTATATACTACGTAACCAATGGAAGAACGCAAATTATTAGTTTGGTCTTGGTACGTGTCTAACTGCTTGGCCTTTGTTGTTATTTCAAGACAAGTCTTTTCCATAGCCTCTATAACGCCTACTACAATCGCGTTAATTTTACGGCCTATTTCGTTAAAAATGTCGTCTATGTTAAACTTCGGTTCTATTCCCATTGTCCCGTTTCTTTTCGTAGTATCTGCAAACGTGCGCCCAGTAACCTTTTTTATAGCCGTCGGGGTTCGCTTGCTTGTTACTACAATCTATTAGGTAATTTTCTACCGTACCGCCAAAAAAGCAATCTTTACAGAATACTTTCGGTTCTTCTTTCTGTAATTTCTTAGCCATTATACCGTAGGTTCAAATACGTTAGTATAAGCCGAAAGCGTACTTTCTTCCTGTATTTGTTCGTATTCCGCTTCGGTATCGTTTACCCAGCCCAACTGTTGTACCGTTGTCTTTTGGGAAGCTACCGACTTACCGCCGTTGGCCGCTACAAGTAAATCTACTTTCGCTTTTTCGTCTTCAATCATAAACGGCACTATTTCCGGTTCAATAGTAAGGCTTTGGCAAGCGGCTTTAAACTCACTATCCTTTTTGTTCATTTCTGACAAGTACGCTTGTACAATGCTTAACCGGCGTTGTAAATAGTCGTCGAAAATTTCCATTTTATCCTGTACTTTCAGGTGTGCGTCCAAGAAAAGAAGTTTTAAGGCAATACCGGAAATAGCCCCCAGGCCCTTAACGGCTTCAAAAGAAATGTCTGGCGTTTGGGTAATAGTGTAAATCATTCGTAGAAGTGTTTCTATTTCAAGTTTTACACTTTCCGGTGCGTGCTGCCAAGACAAATATTTTGCGTCTGCGTCGTCGCCTTCAAGTTCCAATATACCGCCACTTTCTCCTTTCTTGGCAAAGCCTAATACCGTCCCTTTAACTACTATTTTCGGGCTTGCGTGGTAGTCGTTAGTATCTGCGAAGTTGGAAAGAAGTTTTTCCAATCTATCTATAAGCCCTTGTACGTCTTCCCACTCTACGGCGGGTTGTCTTCCGTAAATAACCGGAATCTTACCTATTGTATTGATTTTTGGATAACCTTCTACTACTTCCCATTGGTTGTTAGTGGTAATCCACATTTGGTGTAATTGTTCCGTATAGGTTTCAAAATAGGTAAATTTTACCCCTGCGTTATCCTTACGGGTAAATTCGCGGGAAAAGGCTACCATGTCGCCTGTTTCATCGAAATAGGGGTAAAGTTTATCCCCAAGCAAAGGGCTAAAAATAGCAACCCGAAGTTTATAATTAGAAGGAAAGCCATAGTTATTATTAGGCTTTTCTACCGGATACCAACGTTCCGCCGCTTCGGTACAACTGAAAATATTACGGGCTATTTTCCGGTTTAAAGTCCGGCTTTTAGTGTCGAAAAGAACGCGCTTAACCGCTTTAAGTACGTCTTCTTCCTTGCTTCCTTCTTCCGGTTCCGCGTTAAGTCCTACAGGGTTGCCGAAGGTAAAAGCTACGGCCCGTTTTACTATAAGTTTTTGAAGTGCCAAGGCTATACGGGCTACTTTCTCGGTACGGGTATTCTCTGCCGTTTCCCCACCGCTTGTAACCTGTATTACCGTCCCGGTATCTTCGGGCTTATCTACCTTTACTTTCTTATCCGGCCGCTTTACCCGGTCGTTAATGTCGTGTTCTTCCGGGTTAAGTTGCGCTTCAAAACTTTCTACTTCGGGGTCGGCTGCATTGCGTCCCGTCTTCAATTCCGCGATAACTGTATTATAGTCTTCGCTGGCTAATAGTTTTTTAATATCCATATCAATAAAATTTAGTTCGTTAGTTTTAGAAAAAATCGGCTGCGCGCCCTTTCTTGGCGTTTGGTCTTAATTCGATAGTACCGGTTAGCGCGTCCGGGCCGTCGTCGTGGTCATTCCCGCCGATCTTCATATAGCGCGTAATAGCTTGGTAGAATTCCGGCCACATTCTATCCCAACCGCGCGGAAAGTATATTAGGTTCTGAACTTCCCCGCTTTGGCTGAATATCCGTACTTGTTTATTGTCTTTTTGATGAAACCATTTTATACGCGTCTTCGCGTTACCCATTAACCTGCATTGGGTTTCTACGTTTCGGGCGAACCCTCTACCGCCGTTATTGCTTTCTACTATGGCTAATTCTACCAAATGCTTAGTAAGTATTTCGGCGGTCTTTGGCTCGGTGTACTCCATTGGCTTTTGTGTATAAAGTACGTCTAATACAAAGTTTCCTATTTCGGTTTCCAAGTAGGTAATAGAGCAAAGGAAGTCTTCGCCCGTATCCGCCGTATCCGTGTAGTTTTTAACCTTCCGTAGTTTGGTAGCTGGTAATATTTCGTATTCCTTAAAGGGGTTTTCATACATAAGCCCCTCTAACGGCTTCGGTTCCTGCTGGTAAAGGCTTTCAAATACATGCGGGTTGCGCTTCCTTACGCTTTCCAACTTTTCTAAATTGTGTCTTTCCGGCCATAGCGGTTCCCCTTCTTCGCGCGGGTCGTATTCGGTTGGTTTCCCTTTTTTAATGGCTGGGTAAACTACAACTACCCAACCGTTCGGGTTGTCTTCGGAATAAATGCCTTGTTGCTCCAATAACCGCCCCGCTAAATCTAATTCGTGCCAACGGGTAAATACTATAAGTTGCTGGCTATCGTTGTGTAGGCGGGTTTCGGCTACTGTATCGTACCAATCTTCAATAGCCGAACGAACTACGGGCGACCAAGCCGTTTTAGCGTCTTTATAAATGTCGTCCATAATAAGGCAATCTACCGGCTCCCCTGTAAGCGGCCCGCCAACCCCTACGGTTTTGAAACCGCCCCTATATCCTACTATCTCGCATTCGTCGGCGTTCCTTAGCCAACTACCCGCAACGGTCGAAATGTTTTTAGAATTTAGGCGCGTTTCCGGGAATATTTCGGCGTATTCCGGGCTATCTATTACCCTTTGTATTTCGCGGTTAAATTTGCGTGCTTTAGGGGAAGAATAGCTAATTACAGCTAACTTGGTATCCGGTCGCCTTCCAAGTATGTAAGCGGGCAAACGCCGGGTAGAACCTTCCGACTTCCCGTGTTGGGGCGGCATAAATACCATTAGCTTTTTAATCCGCTTTTCGGCGAAGTCGGTAAGAATCGAATAATAACGCTTATGAAAACCAGCCGGAACGAAGGAAGGCATAGTAGCAAGCGTAAACGGCAAAAGGTCAGTACGGGCGTTCCTTACTAACCTTTCTTGCAAAGCTGCTAAATACTCTATTCGTTCGTTCCGTGTCATACTCAAAAAATGTATTTTAAGAAGGCGTAGAACGGCCTATTATCTAAGTAGCCTACCTTTTCTTCGTTGTCGTAGGCTTCGCGCTCAAAACTGATATTTCGGTAGGCGTTCTTCCCGTAGAAAAGAAGTTTTACAAGCCATTCCAAAACGTAGGCTATGTAGAAGAAAACGTATAGTAGTTCCTTTATTTGGCGGGTATGTATTGTTTCGTGCTGTATTAGCCGGTCGGTTATAGTTACCCCTTCCCGGACGAACAAAACCCCGAATAGGTTTATAGCCGCGAAACCCTTAAAGGGAATGATATTATTTACTATTACTTTCATTGCTTTAGCCTGTTTTCTAAGTCGTTTATTTTAGCGTCTAATTCTTCGTCGGTGTACTTCCCAAATAAGTCCTTTCCGTCCTTCCCGGTTACTTCCGTATTTTGGCGGTTCTTCCAATTCGCCGGCTCGCCGTTGCAAAGTGTAAAGATTATTGCCGCCGTATCCGGTTGGAAATGCTTATCTACTGTTTTTTGCTCCTTAATTTTGGGTATTTCCTTCCCGTTAGCGTCGAACTTGCCGGAACCTACCGTAGTAATGTGCTTTTCTTGTACCGTGTAGCCCTGAACCTTCTTTAATAGGCTTTTCTTCGCTTCGGCAACAAAGAAGGCGGTACGGGCTTCTTCCGCTTTTTTAATAGCGTCCGAAAAGTCCGGGAACTTGTTTAACCAATCGAAGTACGTAGAGCGGGAAATCTTAACCATACGGCAAATTTCCGCTACTGTATAAGTATCGGCTTCAATAAGGGCGCATATTTGTTCCGCTATCTTCGGCTTGTATTTAGTTGGTCTTCCCATGCCTTACAATTTGGTTACTACTACTTCGGGGTCGAATAGCTTTATTCGGTCTATAATCACTTGGCAATACTTGGGGGAAATCTCCAACCCGTAACAATTCCGTTCTAATTGGTGGGAAGCTATAAGCGTCGAGCCGGAACCTAAAAAGAAGTCTATAACAAGGTCGTTTACCTTGCTACTGTTTCGTATAAGTCGGCCTACCAACTTTACGGGCTTCATAGTCGGATGTTCGGCGTTTACTAAAGGTTTTTCTTCGTGTATTACCGTAGTCGGATGTTCTTTGTCGTTTTGTTGCTCCTTAATGAAGGCTAACAACTCTTTTTTAGTCATAGAATCAAAGTCTATCTTATCTTCCATAACTGTACGTTGGGTTCTGTCTTTTACAAAGTAATGCGGGCCGCCGTCCTTCCAACCGTAAAGTATTGGTTCGTGTATCCATTGGTAATCTTGCCGGCCTATAACTATGTTATTCTTTACCCATATTAGTTGTTGCTTGTAAAGGAATCCGGCCCCGGTAAGTCCCGAAATGAAGTTTACGGCTTCGCGTGAAGCGTGGAAAACATAAATACCCGCGCCGGGCTTGGAAGAATCGAACAAACGGGCGTAAACGCTTTCTAAGAAGTTCTTAAATTGCGCGTCGTTCATATTGTCGTTTTCTATGTCCGTTTGTATCCTGTTTCCCCGATCGGTTTTATTAAGAAGTTCGTTTTTGCCTGCGTAATCTACGTTATAAGGCGGGTCGGTTACTATAATATCGGCAATCCTTCCGCCCATAAGTTTAGCAACGTCTATTAGGCTGGTAGAATCCCCGCACATAACCCTATGGCAAATATCCCCCTTGCGAATCTCGAATATATCCCCTTCTTTTATGTCGGTTTCTATATCGGCTTCGGAAGGTGGGTTAAATCCGTCTTCGCTTAGTTCTTTGTCCGGTTCTTCTTCCCCCAATTCAATAGGAACGCCCCAGCCTTCGGAATCAATACCCCAAGTTTCGGTAGCTTCGCTTAAAGCGGTTTCGTCCCAATCCAAGTTAGCCGCGCCGGTTGCGTTGTCTGCTAAAGCAAGTTCCCGCCCTTCCTTCGTGTCTAAATCTATGTCGGTACGCTTTACGGCTACTATTTCGTCCCCGGTTGTTTCAACTATCAAAACCTTATCTAACCCTATTTGGCCGGCGTTCTCTACGGTTTTGTTTCCGGCTATAATACGGTTATTTTTGTCGAGCAATATAGAACGGCCCGCGCCAAATTGTCGTAGGCTCTTTTCTATTAAACTTTGCCCGTACTCGGTTCCCTTATTAAAATTTACGTCGTCCGGGATAAGCTGGTCTATTTTCGCTTTTATAACTTTTTTTTCTGCCATAACTCATTGTTTGTTATGGCTACAAAATTAAAAAAGCGTATTATAATAATACGCTTTCAAAGTAGGGAATCAATTACTTAGAATTGAAAAGTTACCAACATTAAATGGCTAAATATTGCTTAATTGTATTGCGGAAGTCGTCGAAAGAACGGCAAATTACATATTTGTATCCGTATGTTTCTATAAGTTCTTGCCATTTTTTTTGGCTTGGTTGTTGCTTTCCCTTCTCTGTTTTGAACTCAATACAAAGAGAATGAAAGCCCGAAGAAGGGTATAATAGTATAACATCTGCAACACCTGCCGTAACGCCTTCGCCTTTCATTATTGCCGCTTCTCTTTTGTTCCTTGCTCCGCCGTTTGGAACTGCAAATAATAGGCAGGCTATACTTGGATATTGTAACCGGAACCAAGTAACACAATTTCTTTGTATTTGGCTTTCTTCGTGCTTCATAACAATCTGAATGTATAATTGCGATAACTGTTATGTTCGCCGGATATAACGCGCTGTACAGTTCGGCGGTCAAGGTTATACTTTCGGCAAAGTTCCCTTATGGATTTTTCTACCCCAATAACTTTCCCGCCTTTAATAATTTCAATACTCTTACTTAATCCATTGTCTACGGGTGTTTGAAGACCAATATTATAAGCGTGTTTCATATTTTCTTTTTGTGTTACCCATTCAAGGTTACACGCTCTATTATCGGTCTTTATTCCATTGATATGGTTTACCTGTAAGTTTTCTTTTTTACCTTTAACAAACATATCTGCAACCAATCTATGTATTTTGCAATGTTTTGCGTTACCATTCATATATAAGTGAACTTGTTTATAACCTGCGCAGTCAAGATAAAAGGCTTTTATTTTCCCTTTCTTGGCAACTGTCTTTCCATCTCTTTTTAATACAACAATATCAAGGCTTTTTACATTACCTAAATCGCTAACTTGGTAGCGTCCTTCGTAACCGGGTATATCCTTCCATTGTTCGTTATCCTTCATTTCCTTTATTGTTTTGCGCTTCTTCGGAAGCTGGTACTAACGTAGGGTTTAATACCCCTTTTCTTAACTCGAATACGGCGTTAAAAACGGCACCTACAACCTCGTTACCTGTTTGCGGTACTATTATTGTTTTATCCGTCTTAACGGCAAAAAGAAGGTCTAAAAAAGCCCGTTCGTACATATCTACCTTCTCTTTCAACTCTAATAATTTGTCTAATTCTTCTTTAGTCATAATTTTGTTGATTTTATTAAACTTACTTTTAATTCGTTCGCCGAAGAATCGAAGAAAGCCTTATATTCGTTTACTACTACTATTTCTTCGCCTAAACAAAGGTCTATTACTATCCTTTGCCGACTAAGTAGCTTGTTAATCTTCCGTAGGGCTGTCTTCCTTCTTTTTTTTACTATCCTTCGTTTCATATCGCTTTCGTGTATAATCTTCCAACCGTCCGGGCCTTAACCCAATAAAATAGCTGCATAAAGCTATACTTAGAAGTTCTTCCTATGCGTTCAAAGGCTTCTTTTACATTGCTTTTGAAGTTACAATAGCGAACGCCGGAAGAAGTATCTTTAAGCAGGTAAGCGTAGGCTTCCTTCCGCGTTTTGAAGTATGTGTTTTCGTACATTTTATTCCCGGAATGGGTAGCGTTCGGCCAGCCGTATTTTTCGCAAACCTCGCGAATTACAAAGCCCTTTTTTATGGTAAATACCGGCAAGTTTTCCGCGAATGTATCCGGCGTTTCTATTAGCTTGGCTAATACTCCGTTTTGTTCGTCGGCTTTTAGGGCTTCATTATATCGGGCTAAGTCTTCGTTTGTACTCCAACCGTCGTTATATTTACCGTTCTTGTACTGCTTTACTACTTTCGCGTCTTTAATCCTTATTACTATAATATCGTGTATGTAGCCGGAACCTATACAAATACAAGGGCCTCCGAATTCGCTTTTATTACAAACTTCTACAATATGTTTTATATCGTAATGTTCCTGTACGTTTTTGTATCCCATAGCTTAATATCGTTCTTTAGTGAAGTGAATAATAGCGAAGTCTAAAATAGTAGCGTTAGAAACGGCTGTAAATTCCGGGTACTTCTTTTCCGCTTCGTCGAATACGGGCGCAAACCAAGCCTTAAATTCTTCTACGGTAAGCCCGTCGTTAGCTGCTATAAGCGAAATAGGCATTTCCCAGCCGTCTACTTCGGCCGTCCAATCGTAAGTTATATTTTCCGTAATTGCTTCCTTTTTTCCTGTTTCAAAAACTTGCGTTACTTGCCTTTCCCGGCGAAGTTCTAATTTCTGAACCCCTACAACTTCCGCCGGAATATCTACTATTGTTTCTTGCCCCGGTTTATGGTACGGCATCCCTATCCATTGGCGAACACTTAGAACGCCGCCTTTTTCTTTAAGGCGATCTATAATATCTTTCCAATAATCGTAATTCTTCCTACAGGTGTGCTTCTTTTCCCTGTCTAATACTTTTTGGGCGAAATTATTAGCTTCGCCCGCTCTAAAATGATGTTTGAAGAATGTTTTACTTAACAATACTACTACTTTCATACTTCTTGCTTTAGAATGTTTAATAACTCGTTTGCTTGCCTTATCTTTTTGAACTCCTTTACCGTGTGCCAAAAAAGGAAGTTCTTAACTTGTACCGCGAATGAAATTATTACTTCCGGCTGGCTGTATTCTTCTTCCGGCCAAGTGCTATTAACGGTAAATATCTGTTTCTTAACTCTGTATTTCATGGCTGTAAGTTATTAAAATGGTAAGTCGTCGTTTACGTCGTTAGAAAAAGGTACTTCCGGTTGGGAATATGCCGGGGTCGGGCCTGGTTCTCTATTCTCGTTTTGTTGTTCGGCTGGTTTATTTCCGCCTAAAAGCTGCAATTCCCGAACCCTGCAACTTAGCCCAACTTGTGGGGTTCCGCTTCCGTCGTTATAAACCTTTGCCGAAAGTTCGCCCCGAAGGAATACGCGCGTTCCTTTCTTCAAGTAATTAATTACCGCGCTTTCGCCGTGTTTAAGGCAACTAATCCAAGTTGTACGTTCGCGCTTTTGTCCTTGGCCGTCGTTGTAGCTTTCGGTATGTGCTACGCTGAAAGAAATAAACTTTTGGCCGCTAAACTCTTTAATAGTGGCATCCCCGCCAAGGTTGCCGATAATTTCTACTACTAACATAATTTACTGTTTTACTGATTAATATTATTTTCAAATCTCATACAAGCGTTATCCATTCGTTTAACCGCTTTTACCCCGTAGGGCGTTCGGTTGCTTTTCGTAATTGTGCAATACCAATACCTATTAGAATAGGGGTTAAGGTTTGCTATATGCTTACAATCCCTACAGCGTTTTCCGGGGTAAGGAAGGCTTTCTTTCGGGTCTATTTCCGGTATGTCAAATAAAGTTTTCATTTTCAAGCTGCTTTTTTAGCTGTAATAAATAGTTCTTCTACCAAGACTTCGCAAAGTACCCGCGCTATGTTTACTTCTACCGCGTTGCCTATAAATTTCTTTTGGTCGGCCTGCGTTCCTACAAGTTTGTAGTTCTCCGGGAAGCCCATAATTCGTTTTAGTTCCGGTATTTTTAACATTCTCATTTTAATATCTGCAATACCGTATAGGGCCATAAACTCTTTAATTTTTATCATTGGTTCGCTATCCGTTTCGTAAACCTCAATAGCTATAAAACCTTCTTCGGTTGCAACCAGGTAAGGCGGCATTTTATCCATACGCGCAATAAGCGTAAAGCAAGGGTTATCTACCGAACCGCCCGCGTTAAAAAATTGGGGGTTCATTAAATAATGCCATTTCCTGTTAGCGGTTATCGTTTGGCTTGGCTCCGTAATCGGGCTTCCTATATTGGAAAAGTTGGTATTCATTAGCCAAGGTTTGCAATTAACAAGGCTATACTTATCCTTTGTAGTTACCGCGCCGCAAGGGTTTTCTATACTTGCCGGTTTTGATTGTCCAAATTGTTGGTCTATGAATCTGCAAGCTACTAACCGTTGTTTTGGAATCGTAGTTAATCCGGGGCAAGGGCTATCTATTTCGCTATGTTGTCCGCCGCCGCTATAATAGTTCATAAAGAACGGCGTAACCTTTGCTAACCGGTCTTTACACGTAATTGTAGGGGAAGGTTCGTTTATACTATGATTATGCCCGTTACCGTAATAAGCGGATAAAAATTCTGATTGAATAAGGCTAAAGCAATCCTTTGTACGAATGGTTCCGGCCGGCGCGTCTATTGATTGGTTTTTGTTTTCCGGCGTACCGCTATAATATTTTGTAAGGAAGTTTATTTTTGCAACCCCTAACCGGTTTTGGCAAGCTACCGTAGGGCAAGGTTCATCTATCGACGGCGGTACGTGTTTTCCCGTTTTTTTGTTTATTGAATTGTATTTAATCATAAACGCGTCCTTCCCGCCTGCAACAAATTTTATAAGACCAGCGTAAATTCGTTCCAACGTTTTAGGCGAAAGGGGTTTTTTGCGGGTAAATATGCTTACGCCTTCGTCTGAAAAGTCTAATACCTCTTTTACCGGCTTCCATTTTTTTAGTGTATCGAATAAGTCCTTACTTCCTGTTTTAGAGTGGGTAGGTTTCGGAAAAACAATAGGAAGGCCTTGTTTTGCAAATATTCCAAAGAATCGCTTCCGGGAAGTGTAGGCCCCGTAGTCGGCGGCGTTTAATAGTCGTAAATCGAATTTATAACCGTAATTCTTAACGTTTTCAACCCATTGTAAATATAGCCTTCCCCTGTCTTTGCTTATCGGTTTCCCGTTTTCGTCCAAGTCCCCCCAGCACATAAATTCTTCTACGTTTTCTATCTGTATCAAATCGGGGTTAATAGCTTCTATATATCTAAATAAATGTTCTGCCAGCGTCCTACTATCCGCGTCGCGCGGTTGTCCGCCTTTGGCCTTGCTGAAATTGGTACACTCTAAAGAAGCCCAAAGTACTACTAAAGCGTTAGGGTACTTCTTCTTTTCTTCCAAGATATGTTTTACCAAACGGTCTAATTTCAAGGTTCTAATATCTTCCGTAAAATGTAACGCTTCGGGGTGGTTTGCCGCATGGCTGGCTATTGCGTTAGCGTCGTGGTTTACGCAAGCTATAACCTTAGCGCACTTCCTGCCTTTGTAATTCGCTTTTTCAACCCCCGTACTTGTACCGCCGGCCCCGCAAAACAAATCAATATAAAGTAGTCTAATATCTTCCATAAATTATTATCTAAAAACCCCCAATTCTCTATTAATTTTATCGTTACTAATTGCTACGTACTCCGGGTTTAACTCGAAACCTATGTAATTGCGGTATAATTTCCGGGCTACTATTGCGGTTGTCCCGGAACCCATAAAGGGGTCAAGAACTACCCCGCCTTCAGGGCAACCCGCTTTAATGCAATCAACTATAAGCGTGTCGGGGAATACTGCAAAATGATTTTCTTTATTAGGCTTAGTCGGAACACTCCAAACGTCCCGCTTATTGACTTTTTCGGTAGGTGTAAAAGTCCTATCCGTATTTCTTCTATAAATAGGGTCGGTAGTATCTACTTCCGTCCTCTTATTTCCGCCTATTCTGTAAGCTGCAGGGTTCATGTTCGGTTTGGCTGGTATTTGTATCGCTTCTTTGTCAAAGTAATAGTTTGCAGACTTGCTCAACAAAAAAATATATTCGTGGCTTTTACCACAACGGTCTTTAACGCTTTCCGGCATAGCGTTAGGTTTATGCCATATAATATCTTGCCGTAAATACCAACCTTCCCGGCGAAGTGCAAAGGCAAGTATCCAAGGGATACCTATTAAATCTTTGGGTTTTATAAATTCGTGTTTCTTATCCGTTGGCCTTGTATATCCTTTTCCGCTCCAGTAAGAATCCCCTATATTAATCCAAAGCGTACCGGTAGGCTTCAATACTCTATAAACTTCCATAAAAACCCCTACTAAGCGGTCTATATATTCTTCCGGCGTGTCTTCTAATCCTATTTGTTCATTTGCCCCGTAATCCCTAAGTCCGTAATAAGGCGGGGAAGTTACGCAACAATCTATACTATTGTCTGGAAGGTTTTTTAGTCCGTTTTTGCAATCGTTATTATATATAATATTTATGTCCATAGCGTATTATAGTAAGACGTTTTCAACTTGCTTTACTCGCTCCCTAAATTCGGGGTTAAATTTGTAGTCGTCTTTGTATTTTCGTATGTAGTAAACTATTGTACTGTGGTTATGCTTCATTTCGTCGGCTATACGTTGAACCGTTGCGCCTTGCTCCCTACAATAGTGTGCGAATATCATACGGGCGTAGACTTGCTTTCTTTCCCGGCTTGGCCCTACTATATCGACAAAGGAAATTCCCATAGCTTCGGCTATTGCTTCTTTTATCTCTATGAAGGTGGCTACTTCTTGGTATATAATTTGTTTCCCGGTAAATTCCGCTATCTTTTTTTCAAGCGTAGCCCCTTTTGAGTAAGCCCAATCCGGCAACAAATAAATAGCTTGGCAACCTATAAGTAATAGTATGTCCATAGCTATATGAACTTCCCAAGGTGCGTTATATGGAATACCGTTTTTAAGCGGGTTTACAACTTCGTAACCTTGTGCTATTAACTCACTTTCTATATTTTCAAACTTAGCCTTTGTTTCATCAAAGGGAAGGCCGCTAATTTGTCCCGAAATGTATATTTTCATTTTCTATAAGTCTTATTTGCAAAATGTATTCTATCGAACATTTCCGTAAAACGGTCGGCTATTCTTTCGCCGTACTTTTCCCGTAATTGTTCTTCTCCTAAATTGCTTGTCATTATCGTAAATAATTGCCGATCGTACCGGTAGTAAATTGTATCTACGAAGGGGCTTATTTCATTCCCCCAAACCTTAATAATTGAAGGTTCTACCCCTACGTCGTCAATAGCCAATAATTCGGCTTTTTGTAATATCTCAAATCGCCCGTTTTCTTCTTTGGCTATATTAGCAAGTTCCAACGCTGAAACGGTAGCTATTCCTTTTCTTTCGTTGCTATATGCTGAATCGTAAAGAAGTCCTATAAGTCTCCTTATCGCTTTTATTAGGGTTGTTTTTCCGTTACCTACAGAACCGTATAAAAGAAGTCCGGGTTTGAAGTTTCCTACTATCCACTTAGCCGCTTTATTTAAGTGTTCGGTAGTTGCTTCGTCGTCCTTAAACGTAAATCCGCGCCTTACAACTTCGTCTATATAACATTCGCGTAGCATTGCCGGAATGTCTTCTGTATATCGGTCTATCTTAAAGCGTTGTTCTAAAGGTTTCCTTTGTAGAATCTCCCGAAACTGCTGTATGTTTATTCTTTGCGGTTCCTGTTTTTCCATTGCCGTTTTCGTTAAATCCGTTTTTCTCCCAAGTACGAACGGCCGCCTTCCAATCCTTCATAGGGTTTTTTCCAACCTTCCAACCGTTAGACGTGTAGTGGTCTATCCATTGTTGTGGGTCTACGCCGTTCCCGCGCTCTTTACAATATTCCGTAACTTCTTCTAAGGTAGGTTTTACAAATAGCTTGTTTTTACCTTCCGTTCCCTTAGCTTCGCACGCTTTTTTAGTCGCTGGCAAGGGGGTAGTAAGGGGCTTAGTTGTTCCTTCTTGGCTCCATTTAGTCAATACGTCAAGTAGTTGATATTTATTTAACTTCTCAATAGCCGACCGGTGGGCCGGGTTCTTTTCGTTTAATTCGGTTCCGTATTGGAATTCTATAAAGTCGGGAAGAAAAGCCTTAGCGTCGTTATTAAAGAAGTGAATCCTACCGTTAAACGCTTGCTTTATTTCGTCCAAACTGTATTTATGTCCGCAGAACAATTCCGCCGCTTCTATATCTACTTCCAATATCCCCGCGTTATCACATTCGCAAAAAAAGTAAACCCATAGCAACTTATAAGCCCCTTTTAACCCCCTTACAAAGCGTTTTTTAAATAGGTCTGAATCTATAAATCTTTTAGCCATATCTTTGAAAGGTTAAGGCTATACCGCCCGAAGCCGGTATAACCTGAATTAGTGTTATTGTTCAATTATCGCAATTTCGGGGCTTATTTCCCGGATAGCTTCTACTTGCTCGTTTATTGCTTCGTCCCGCATTTCTTCTATAATTTGGTTGGCGGCAGGGCTGAAAAGCTGTAAATAAACGTCGCTTCCGTCTATCGTAGCGTAAACTTCTACCTGAACGCTCGCGGGTGCAACTCCCTTAAAAATCGGAATTGTAAGCGTAAAGGCTTCCGGTAAGTTGCTATTAACAACTTGGCCGTAACTCATTTTCATACTACCGTTTTCCTTACTCTGTCTATCCATTGAAGAATTAACGGTAGCCGAAAAGTTTTTTAAGTCGCTTACTAACTTCATATTCTCGTCCCGGTTCGGGAAAAATGCCCGGTTCATTTTGAAGAATTGCCCCAATTCGGCCGGTTCCCATGTCCTTTTTTGGTTTATTCCGAATTCTAAAAACTTAGGGTGTAAACTCAAAGCCCCTACTACCTTACCGCTTAAATATTCGTCGTTTTCCGCCGTAATAAGGGTAATAGTAAGTTTTTCGCGGTTTACTATTACGTGGCAACGTTTAGGGTTAATTTGGTCTTCTTCCGAACCCCGTTTAGTAAGGAATTCTACCGGCGCGCTAATAACGCCGCAAATGTCAATTTTTACCGGGGCCTTTGGGTCTAAAACTTTAGGGGCCGCGCCTTCTCTTAATACTACTTCGGCATGGGCTACACCTTGCCCTAAGTTAATTTGTAATTTCTCGTTTTGCATGATTGAAAAAATTAATTATTAGTACCTGTTTTTCTCTTTACGTGGAATATATTACCCTGCAATTCGTCCGGGTAAGCGGGTCGACTCTCTATTAGGTCGCCGTCCGCGTTATAGTATCCTACTTCGCGAACTTCCATATCTACGAATTTGTAGCACTTTTCCGTAACGTATTCCGCTTTGTTTTTAAGGCCTTTTAGTAGCCTTTTCCGTTCGTCCGTTAAAGGTTCAAGGCGCGCCTTAAAATCCTTTACTACTTCTTTTTTTTCTTCTTCAATATCGTTAATCTCGATATCGGTTTCGGAAAGCCCTTCTTTCATTCGTGCCATTTCTTCGGTGGTAAATCTTTTCATATACCCCTTTTCTTCTATTTTGTCGCAGTTGCTTTCCAAGAAGTCGATACGCCTTGCGCCCGCTTCAATGTCTTTACCTAATTCCCTATCCATAGCTTATTTTATTAAAAGGAAATCGTTATAAAGGCCTTCAAACGTTTTTCCGGCGTACGCGGCGAGTTCAAGTGTTTTAAAGCAAAGCCGGGAGCAGATATACGTATACGTATGCGTGGCCGTGTGAATCGAATACGCGCAGCCGAAACCCGCAGAATGTTGGTTATATACGAACCAAGGCCAATACTTATACTCGTTGCTATTAGTCCAATCCGGCCGCCAACCTTCGTTAAGGGCTTCGCCAATGGTTTTTAGCTTACGGTAGGCTATTTCGTCTTTTGTAAAACCTAACTTTTGTAGAACTTCGTCTACAATTGGTTCAACTCCAAGAACCGCGCAAGCGTCGGCGTAATTTCTTACCCGCTTAATATCCTTCGGGTTTGTTTTGGCTACGGCTTTTAAAGTCGTAACTTCTACACCTAACTTTTCGGCCAAGCGTTCCGCTTCTTTGGTAGCCGCCGTTTCGTCTTCATACTTAACCGTAGGCGCGCCTTGGCCTTCGGCGTAATTCATAAAAAAGTCTTTTTTCATTTTTCTAAAATTTTAAATATCAAATAAATTACCCTGTTTTCCTTCCCTTGCCTGTTGGTAAAGAATTCGCCTTTGTCGCGCAATGCTTAACCGTACCGCTCTTATAGCGTCTTCGCGTCCTTTAAGGCTTTCTTCGTATTCCAAAAGTTCGGCTTCCGTTTCTGCAATAAAATAATCTTCCGAAGTTGCTATAAGACCCGGTATAAGGTCGTTAGTACGAATGTGGTTTATAATCTTTCTTACCCGTGCGTCTGAAATCTTATAAGCGGGTTTTAGCGTTGCTACTATTGCTTGTTTGTAACCGCGCTATTATGTCCTATTTTCGTTTGTAAACCCCGAACCAAAAGCGGAAGAAGTACCCCCGTTTCGTAATCGGTTAAGGGTTGCGTTTCATTATCAAATCCTTTTAATGGCTAAAAAGGGGTTTTATTAAAGTTTATTTCTAATCCCGGTTCCGCTATAAATACCCTTTTCCCGGTAGCTTCCTTTATTCCTTCTTGGAAGGCCTTAGCGTCGCTATTACCGTCTGATAAGTGTATCAAAACAATGTTATTTACTGCTTTAATGTCATTAGCTTGCAGCGCGTCTAAACAATGTTTATAGCTGAAATGTGATTTTATAATACGGTTGCGAACAATAGAAGGAACACGCCCGGCGGCTATATTTGCTTCTAAAATATCTAACCGGTAATTACATTCTATCAATACGTTATTAAGGCCCGCGAACTTACAAGGCAAGTAATAAGTATCGGTAGCAAACAGAACCTTTCCCGTTTCTTCGTGGTTAATGAAGAACCCCAAAGGTTCCGCGCAATCGTGCATAACATTGAAGGGTATAATTTGGAATCCGCCCAACTTAAAAAGCGCGCCGGCTTCACAATAAAGCGGGAGCCGGTCGCCTTTTATAGTCAAATTCTTAATAGTCCCTTCCGATGCAAATACGGGAATACAAGCCCCTAAAAACTCGTTAATATATCCGGCATGGTCTTTATGTTCGTGGGTAATTAGGCAGCCTATAACCTTCTTTATATTGAAGTCTAACGCGCGTTTTACTTCCGCAAACTTTACCCCAGCTTCCAATATAAGGGCTTCGCGTTCGTTCTCCAATAGGTAGCAATTACCACAGCTACTACTGCCTAATACTTTCAAAATCATAATTAAAAGACGGGAGTTTTAGTTTTATTTTTAGGGGTAGCTTCCGGGCCTGGCCCTTCCGGTTGTTGGTCGAAATTTAAAGTACCGTCCGCGTTAGCTTTGGTAGCTATTTCGCTTTCTACCGTTTCCGTTACGTCTTCGTGCGTAATATCTACTACGCTACTTTGTTCGTCGGCTTCTCCGAAGTCGCAACCCGTAATATATTCGTATAGGGCTTTTTTGGCGCGTCTTTCCGCTTTCCCGCGTAATTGGTCGGGGCTGCTATATTCGTCCTTCTTTACCGTAGCTATCACCCCGAAGCTGTTTTTTTCGCCGTTATGTTCGTAATTGATTTTACAGGGTATTTCCGCGAAGTTTGGGTTTTGCCCTTTATCAAAAGAAACATCTATAAAATACTTAACCCCAAGGCGTCGAAGAAGGGCGGTATAGCCTTCTTTGGTAGGGTACATCCGTTCCGCAATAATATTAAATTGGTTTCCGGTAGGAAGAAGCCCAATACTAACCGCGTCTATAATTGCGTCCCTAACTACCGGAATAGTATAAACCGGAAGGGCCGGACGGCCGTTGCTTCTTGGTCTACCGTTTCGGTCGGTAAGAAAGCCTACTTTCGTATTCATAAGCGGCATAAACACCTTATTCATAACTTCGTCCGTTAATGCTTCCCGAAGCAAGGCAATAACATTAACCGCCGTAAAAGCGGCCCCAAAGTTGTTTACAATCTGCAACGCCGAAGCGTCTTTACAGGCTAATTCAAATTTCATTTTCGCCTGTTCAATTACTGTTAAACCTGTTTCTTGGCTCATTTTCCGTAATTTTTAGGAAGTTCAATAAATAAATATTCAAAATATAAATCCCGGAATTGAACGCGCGCGTAGCGTGCTAACGTGTCGCTTTTAAAGCAAAGCCGGGAGTTGATATTCGGATACGTATTCGTGGCCGTGCTATTCGCATACGCGTAGCCGAAACCCGCAGAATCCAAATAGAACCAATTAAAATACTTGTATTCGTTCCAATCATTCCAATTTGGTTCCCAGCCTTCATTAAGGGCGCGAATTATTACCGTTAGCTTATAGTAAGCTATAATAGACTTGCGGTCTTTTTCGGGCAATAAATCTACTACCGGGAGTTGTTTAGGGTCTAAGCCCAATACCTTACAAGCGTCCTCAAACGTTTTTACCTTGTCGGTAATCTTTATTTCTTCTTTTTTCATACTTTTAATTTTTGAAAGTTTATATAATTGTTAATTCTTCGTCGCGTGTAACGACTAATTTTATTAGCTGGGAAGTAACCGGGAACACTTCGTTTACCCCTTCGGCGTTGTCTATGAAAATAGGCGCGCTTACTTCGTGGAAATCGCAAAGCGTATTAATAATATCCAATCCAATATTTATTTTATCGGCGTTATTGGTATCTAAGAATTTCGCCCCTGTAGTTTTGCTTATTAGAATACAGTCCGGCTTTTCGCCGCCGTTTATTTGCTTGGAATACATACGGAATTTTACTAATTGGAACTTTTCGTTTACCCGGCGTTCTACTTCTTCCATACGTGCCTTTGTAAATTCATCTATTACAAATTCTTGTTTTTCTAAGTCTGCCTTTTGTTGGGCTAAGTCCTTTTCTTGGGTTAGAAGTTCGGCCTTTCTTTTGTCGTTACTCTCTATCACAGAACGAAGGGAAAGTTTACGTTTAACTTCGTCCAATTCGGCCGTAAGGCTTCTTTTTTGTGCTGTAAGTTCTGCATTATCGGTAACGGGGTCTTCCCCTACGGAAGAAGATAGGGCGTTAATTTTGGCTTCTAATTCGTTCCAAGCTGGCAAGTCTTCCCCTTTGATATTAGTATTTATTTCTACCAAAGGGGTATTTTTAATAAGGTCGCTTAAACGTCCTAATTCCGTAGAATATTCCGTTTTCTTGTTAGAAATTTCGGTAGTTCTTTCGGCAAGCTGCTTATTATAATCTTCTAAAACTTTTTGCTTTTCCGCTATTTGATTGTTTAATTCGCAACCGGCGTTATAAATTGCTTGTAAGGCTTCTTCTTTTTTTTCTTCAAATGCTTTTTTTGCCTTTTCCTTTGCTTCGGAATCCATTTTTAATACGCTGGCATCCGAACAAAGAAGCGTTTTATATATCGGGCAAGTAAGGCCGGTAGTAGAAACCTGGTAAGTTTCTTCGTCCTTCTCGCTCCATTCTTTACGCTTGGCTTCTACCTTCGTATTAAGTCCTTCTATTTCTGCTTTTGTAGTAGAAATATTTCGGTTTATATCGCTTATTTCCCTATCGGAAGAAGCTATATAGCTATCAAATTCGCGCTTCTTTGCTTCGTATTGGTTCTTTACTTCGTTGGCCTTTGCGTTCTTTTCGTATCCTTCTTTTTGTGCTGTTTGTTTGGCTTCAAAAAGTATATTTTGTTGCTCTGAACGGAAGGCGTTAATTTCCTTTTGAATACCTTGTACCTTTTCGTAGTGTTCCCGGTTGGCTTTAGACTTATCGTTCATAGCCGTATCCACTTCGTCCAATGCCTTGGTAAGCCTTTCCTTTTCGGTTTCCAATACTTTGTCAGGTGTAACCGGCGTATTACGGGTAATTTCATCTATCCGCGTCGGTATTTTGTCTAATTCTTCTTGTATTTTCTTCTTCCGGGCCGAAATTTCCGCCTTAAATTCGGCTAAGTCTTTCCCGGAAAGCTGCGTAAGAATTGCCTTAAATTCTGCTTTGGAATTGGCTATTTCTTCGTATGATACCCCACCGGCAATTTGCAAAAGTATTTCCCGTTGTACTTGCCAATCTAACCCAGCAAAGTGAAGCGGGTTAGTAATCATCTTAAATAATTGTTCTTCTATAAGGGCGTTTATTTTTGCCTTATATTCGCTTTCCTTCAACGGAACCCCGTTATAGAAGTATTCCGTAGTGTGTCCTTCGAGTATAGCATCCGAACTACCCCGTTTTGTTACCCATTTTTCCGTATATCGGCGTTTAATAGTAATTTCTTCGCCGTTTACGTCTAAAACTACCGTTACTTCGTGGTCTAATTTTTCGTAGGGGTTCCCGTCCGGGCCTACCGTTTTTATACCAAACTTGGTATCACTATTACCCTGTGCGTCTTTCCCGAACAAAGCCCAAGTAAACGCGTCGTTAATTGTACTTTTACCCGTTGCATTTGCCCCGCGTATTTCCGTCCTTTGTCCGAACTCAATAGTACGGTTTCTAATACCCTTAAAGTTTAAAAGGGTCATTTCTTTTACTGTTACATTCTTTTTCATAACTATTTTTTCTTAGTGTATTTCTTTTTTTCTATCCTTCCGGCAAGTGTTATCGCTTTGTCCGCGTCTACTATTATAAGGTTCCCTATTTGCCTTATTGCCCCGTCTATTTTTCCGCTTTGCTTTATCCGGTTGGCGGTCGTTTTTGAACAGTTAAATAATTCGGCAATTCCGGCAAGCCCGTAAACGTATCGCTTGTTTTCTTGGGTAGTGTCTACAACTACCTTAGTGTTTACCCGTTCTTCTATAAGGTCTAAAAAATCCCCTACAGTTACGTCTATAAGCCGTTTATTCAAGTCTGCCATAATCCGTAAAACCTTGTAATTTGGTAGCGTCCTTTGCAATCGTAAGCAGAAACCTTTCGTATTCTGATATTGGCATATCGTTACGGCGGCCTATTTCTTCATTGTCCCGGAATATCCTAATTTCTCCGGTCTGAATGTTTGATACAACCTTAACCCTATCGCTAAATGTGTGAATCATTAGGTTATCGGCCGTAATAAATTCCGTGTTCCAACTAAGTTTATCCATATTGATATTTTATTAAAAATTAAACTTCTATTGTTTCGCCCCGCCTTCGTCCGCTCTTTATTACTCGGCAAGTCCACGCGCTTTGTGTTTTTCTACCCCGGAATATTCTTACAAAATCTTCGTTTGAAGTTGTAATTTGTGGAAGTATAATTAGAAGTAACGCAATAGAAAGAAGCCTACGCTTAATTGGAGAAAGGTCGAAAGAAACGCCGCAATGTGTACAAAACCACCATACGCACAATTCCGTAGCCTTCTGAATGCCTATTTTTTCGTAGATATTCCTTGCGGTATTTTCTACCGTTCTAACCGAAATAAAAAGCTGGTCGGCGACTTCTTTCTTAGCAGCTCCCCAAGCTAATAACTCGGCTACTTCCGTTTCGCGCGGGGTTAATTCCGCGTTCTTTCTCATTGCTATTTCCCCCATATATTTTCCGTTACCCCGTATTTATTAAATACCACTTCAACGGCCGCCGCTTGGGTTGCTTTCGGTTCTATTTCCCCGTTTTTATATTGAGAAAATGAATTACGGTTATTAATCCCGATAGCTTCCCACAATTCCGCCGTAGCTTCTTTAATGTCAAATCCATTAAGAAGCGCGTAGGCTTGCAACTGCCTGTAACCGGCGTTAAATCCTTCCTTGTAATTTTTTTCTGTCATTTCTTCGCTTTTATTATTTATTGTAAAATGTTATTCTTAACCCCCTTCGCAAACAGCACTTTGTTTTATCGTTTTTGCTTGCTATTGCTTGTTGTACGAATTTGCTTAATAGTTCTTCGCCTATTAATTCTTTAGCACCCCGAACGCCTACCAGCTTGTTAATAGGCTGGTTATTATTGTCTTTACCGCTTACTTTCAAAAGAAAGTTTCTATTTATGTAAGTTGTATCGTAAAGCATAACTTCCTACTTTTCTTCATTAACTATGTGATTTAGCGTAAATTTGCTATTTGCGTATAGCCTACAAATTGCGTATATTTGCAAATAATTTATTTACATGCCGCAAATGTAAGGCAATGCAGTGAAATATGCAAGTATTTGCAGTGTTAAATATTGTGATTTTTCTATTCAATCTTTAAAAGATAAAACTAAATGGGTGTAAAAGAAAGACTTAGGGAATTTATTAAATTCAAAAAAATTAGCGAACGCGCTTTTTGTTCCCGTATAGGTGTGTCGAATTCGTATGTAAATTCTATACGAACTTCAATACAACCCGATAAGATGAAGGCAATTACCGCCGAATTCCCGGAGTTAAATCCTATGTGGGTTCTTACCGGCGACGGGGAAATGTTGTATTCGGGAAATACAAATCAAATTAGGGGAAACGGCAATACAGCGGTAGCTGGCAACGGAAATAAGGTTACGGCTAATGATATTGCCGGAATGATAGAACTACAAAAAGGTTATCAATCTATTATAAAGGAAAAGGACGCGCAAATAAACCGCCTAATATCCGTAATAGAAAAACTAAGCGGAAAATAAGGCAATGCCATTTGTTTTTTACTTCGTATAGTGTTGGCTTTCGTCCGACCGCACAAAACGCGCAGAAAAGCCCCCATTTTGAACGCAAATTAAAAAGCGGTGTAGTACTCCATAGCGTTATAGAAAGTCGCACAAATCAAAAATTCAAATAAAATAACTGTATATAATGGAAACAATAGAAATAGCAATAGTAGAATACTACAATAAACCCCAATTCTTCCCCTTTATGCCGGAAGTTATATTTAACGCGTTAGAAACTGCTTTTTTGGAAGGGAAAGAAACTGCCGAAGTTCCAAAGGCCGAATTTGAAAAAATGCTATCCGAATTTCAAAATAACAAATAATGAAAACAACGAAGGTAGTTACCCCAATAGTAGAAGGAATAAACCGCCGTTTCTTTGTCGCAATAGAAGCCCTTGTAAGCCTTGGCCGTATATCTGCGTTAGAATCCTTTTGTAAGCTACACGGGTTTAGCCCTTCGCGCTACCGGGAAACCCGCCGGACTTATGGAATAACGCCTAATCCGAATTCCAAGCCGTCCCGTTACAAGCAAATCGAAATAGAAGCCTTATATAGTTTATGTAATAATTATAGTATATCTACCGACTGGTTATTACTTGGTCGTGGTAAAATGTTTAAGAATGAAGCGAACCGTAAAATTTGATTTATTCCCTAAAAAAGTAAACGGCGTATTGGTTGAATGTAGACCTATACGTATGCGAATTACCTACGGCGGCAATAGGGTAGATATAAGGGTAGGGTATAGTATCGAGGTGGGAAAGTGGAACGCGGAAGAAGGGCGCGTTATTGCCGGGGCCAAGAACCGTTATAAACAAACCGCCGGAGAAATAAATAAGGCTATCCTAAATTGTGAAGAATTGGTAGAAGAAGTTTTTACCCGTTACGAACTTTTGGAAAAGCGGATACCTACGAAGGCAGAATTAAAGGCGGCTTTTGATGAAGTAGCCGGAAGGAAGGAACCGGAACCCGAAGAACCAGGTAAAATGTTCTATGAAGTCTACGCGGAGTTTATGGAAACAATGGGCCGGCAAAATAATTGGACTAAGGCTACCTATACTAAATTTAATTCCTTGCTGGAACACTTGCGAAATTATAGCAAAAACCTTGCTTTTGAAACGCTAACCGAAAAGGAACTACGGGAATTTGTCGTAAATCTTCAAACTTCCGGGCTTCGTAATACTACCGTCGCTAAATATCTTTCCTTTTTCCGCTGGTTCCTTCGTTGGGCTTTTAATGCTGGTTATTATGAAGGAAAACTACACGAATCTTTTAAGCCAAAATTCAAAGGTATAGACGGCAATTCTAAGGAAATTATTTATTTGGAATGGGAAGAATTATTAGAATTGTATGCTTTCAAATTTCCGCCCGCCAAAACGTCCCTTCCGGCCGTTCGTGATGTGTTTTGCTTTTGCTGTTTTACCGGGCTTCGCTATTCGGATGTAGCCAAGCTAAAAAGAAGCGACGTAAAAAAGAACTATATAACCGTTGTTACTCAAAAAACGGCCGATAGCCTTATTATTGAATTAAATAAATATAGTAGGGCTATACTAAAGAAGTACGAAAATATAGGCCTTCCTAATGATAAGGCCTTACCCGTTGTAAGTAACGTAAAGATGAACGAAAACCTTAAAGAAATGGGAAAAGAAGCCGGGCTTACTAACCCGCAAAGGATTGTTTACTTTATGGGAAACCAACGCTACGAAGAAGTATTACCTAAATACGCGCTTCTTACAACCCATTGCGGAAGGCGAAGTTTTATAGTGAACGCTTTAAGGCTTGGGGTTCCGGCCGAGGTTATTATGAAGTGGACGGGGCATAGTGATTATAAAGCTATGAAACCTTATATTAAAATAGTTGATAAGCTAAAGGCTTCCGAAATGGAAAAATTCGATAACTTCAATGTTCGGAATAAAAAGAAAAATGAATCTAAAAAAGCCAAACCCAAAAAAGAACCCAATTCTTAG